GCCACCTAACATCCCCAGCACCATCACGATCACGCCACCTAACATCCCCAGCACCATCACGATCACGCCGCCGACGATCCCAAGCACGATCACCATCACCCCGCCGACGATCCCGTCTACCATCACGATCACGCCGCCGACCATCCCGTCTGCGATCACGATCACGCCGCCTAACATCCCAAGCCAGATCACGATCACGCCACCGACGATCCCGTCTACCATCACGATCACGCCGCCTAACATCCCAAGCACGATCACGATCACGCCGCCTAACATCCCAAGCACGATCACGATCACGCCACCGACTATCCCCAGCACAATCACGATTACCCCGCCGACGATCCCGTCTGCGATCACGATCACGCCACCCAACATCCCCAGCACGATCACGATCACGCCACCTAACATCCCGAGCCAGATCACGATCACGCCACCTACGATGCCGAGCGTCATCACGATCACGCCGCCTAACATCCCGAGCCAGATCACCTTCGCCAACCCGCCGAGCATCGCTCCGGTGAAGTGGGAGGCACCGCCTACGGTCAGCCCGGTGAAGTGGGAGTCCCCTCCCTCAATCGCTCCGGTGAAGTGGGAGGCACCACCCACGGTCAGCCCGGTGAAGTGGGAAGATCCGCCTACGGTTAGCCCGGTGAAGTGGGAGTCCCCTCCCTCAATCGCCCCGGTGAAGTGGGAGTCGCCTCCCACGATCAGCCCGGTCCAGTGGGCCACGCCTCCCACGATTGCTCCGGTCCAGTGGGCCACGCCGCCCACGATTGCCCCGGTGGGGTGGCAGACGCCGCCTACGATCACCCCGGTTGGCTGGGCTACGCCTCCGACCATCGACCCGGTGAAATGGGAGACGCCGCCCACGGTGACCCCCGTCCAGTGGGCCACGCCTCCCACGGTCAGCCCGGTTCAGTGGGCCACGCCTCCCACGATCAGCCCGGTGAACTGGGGTACGCCTCCGAGCGTCCCGGTGAACTGGGGCACGCCTCCGACTCTGTCGTGCATCGTGACAGTCGATTGCGGCGGCTCGCCCTCGCCAGCCCCGTTTGCCCCTCAGATGATGGGCGACCCGGCCATCGGCGTGGAGTGGACAGCCGATGTGGGCATCCCCTCGGAGATCAAGCTGATCGTCCCGAAGATGCCCGACATGAAGTTGGTCCACAACCTGCCGACGCACATCGACCTGAGGCTGCCTCCGATGGCCGAGATTCGCGTGGCACCGATCCACATCCCGAGCGAGATCGCCTTCAAGGGACCGAGCCAGATCGAGTTGGTGGCGGTAGGCATCCCCAGCACCATCGGCCTGGACGCCTCGGGCGTGCCAAGCTCGATCTTGGTGGAGCCGTCCGCGAACTTCCCGTCGAGCATCAAGCTGGACGCCTCGTCACTGCCCAGCATGATCCAAGTGGTGGGCGTGCCCAGCACTATCGAACTGGTCGGTGCCCCGAGCGAGATCAAGCTGATCATGCCCGAGAACCCGGTGGTCGAGATGAAGTACTCGGGTGCCCCGGTGGACGTGAGGATCAGCCTCGATGTGGACAAGCTGACGGGTGCCGGCGGCGACGACGGGATGCCGTGTTTTGCCCTAGTCCCCTGCCCCAGGAAGTAACTCTCTTAGGCAATGATCAAGAAGCACCCCAACAACAACCACTACCTGCGGACCCAGGGAGGCATCTGGGTCCGCAACCCCTTCCTCAAGGCCCTGCCGTTCGACATCAACGACCTGATGCCGAGGGAAGATGCGAACGTCTGTATCGGCAACGAGTTCAAGAATGCCGAACGCCAGGCCCCGGACTACTCTATCGAGAACTGGGACATGGCGAAAGTCGTGGTGGTGGGCGACGGCGTCGATGTCCGCAAGAAGCTGAAGCTGCTAAACATGGTTCCGAAGGGCGTGAAGGTCATCGCGGTTAACGACGGCCTGAACGAGTGGGATATGAGGCTTATCCGCAGGGCACCAGACCTATATGTCATCAATAACCCCTACGAGGACGCTGTTTCTTATCTGCCCAAGAAGAATAGGCCGGTGCCCCGATGCCTGGCGTCCATCAGGACGAACAGCGTTTTTGTCGAGAAGTACCCTGGGCAACTCTTCACCTACACCCCGACGCCCTCGTCGGATTACAACAGCAATCGAGGCGGGGAGTACTTAGATGACTACCGGAACCCGGTGGCGGCTGCGGTGTCGTTCGCGGCGAAGCATGGTCTGAGGCGTCTGCTGTTGGTCGCCTGCGATGCGTCCTTCAAGGATAAGCGTGAAGGAAGCGAACAACTGCCCAACGGCCTGTACCAGTACCCGAAGTACAACCAGGCCCACCACATGCTTGACGGGATGCTCTACTGGCTGGCCGAGCGTGGCGTCAAGGTGGCTGATAGCTCAAGCGGGCCAAAGTTGGAACATGCTGAGTACATACAGGACGACCAGTGGCTGAGGTTCTTTACCGAGGATGGGAAGATTGAGGGACGACTACCAAAGAGACGATGATCCACGCGAGCCGAAGTTCAGCCTGAACGACTTCAGGCGGTGGATGGCCTCGCAGAGCCAGCCGACCGAGCGGAAGAAGAGCCGGCTGGTGGGCTGCTACGCGGAGTCCAAGATCAACGCTCGCCGTCTCGCCAATCACATCACGGTGGAGGACGGCGAGCTAGACGAGCTTGCCCGCGACTTCCGCAAGCACGGCGGCATCGTCAAGGACGTGGACCGCGACAACAACGTGCTGATCGAGGTCCAGTCCGGTACGTTCCACGTCCCCACGTTCTTCGTCCGCGTCAATCAAGACTGACCCTTCCGAATCATCGTCTTAGTGCAGTCGGGCATCCGGTGGTTGCACGACACCCGGTAGTTCCCGAAGCTCAGTTCCGGCCTGGCGGGGGCTACCCGTTGGTATCCCCTGGCCTTCAGGTTGGCGGCTAGTTCCTTGGAGTCCTTGGCACTTTCGGCCCACAGTTCCCAGTCCATCCGGTTGGACTCCACCGACGCCTTGACCTCAGCGATCTGCTGGGCCGACAGGCCCAGGTCGTTGAGGTCACTGATGCGGGTTGCCGCCAGGGGCGGACCCTGCAACGTCGCCAGAACCCGGATGCCCCGGCGGTTCCTCGCCGCGAGGTAGAGGTAAATCCTGCTCATCGATTGGCACTCTCCCCATAAGGTACTCGATCAACATTCCTACGAGAACGTCGCTCCACTGATCTCGGGTGCCGAACTGGCCCAGAAACCCGTCGAAAGCCTGGTGTGCCAGGTGGAGTTTGTCCTGATCCCTGAGGTTACTCATGAACGTACCTTTGCCGGTCTACGCATCGATCAAAGACAGAATGTGCATCGCCTACCTGGGGCACAGGGCCGACTATGCCCACCAGTTGCAGACTTGCAGGCCCCTGATCGAGCAGCAGTTGCCGGGCCTCAGCGTGTATCTATCCCTTAGGACCGAGTTGGCTAAGGGCGAGTTCATCCCCCACCATGAGATCGCCTCCAGGGCCGGCGAGTTTGGTTACGTCTACGAGGTCTTGGACGACGGAGATGGTAACCCGGTGAAAAAAATGATGGATGAGTCGGAGCTTTCCTACCCTGAGGGGTTATTCTCGTCGCCTGCTGCATAGCTAAGGGTAGACAGGGAACAGTACCTCACGACAAGGAGTCGAGTACATGAGCGTATTCAAGGTTAAGCTCCAGAACATCCAGCAGGGCTATCTGGACCGCGACCCCAGCACCGCCAGCATGGTTGCCATCGGCAACCCGGCGGACCCGTACCTTGGCAGTCCGTTCACGGAGTCCAGGCAGCGTACCATCTACGTCGCCGGCCCGAACAGGATCTACCGCAAGCTGTTCGATGGCGACACGTTCAGCGACAGCAACTACTGGAAGAGGTTCGCGTTCCCGAACCTGCCTCTGGAGTCCGCGTTCATCGAGGTCGTCACCGACGACGGTTCGGTTTACAGCGACGATCCTGAGGAGAACACGTTCCCGGTCGTCTATGGTGGTGACACGGCTTACACCGTCGCTGCCGACGACACGTTCGATGACAACTACATCGACATCGTGACTGACCACGGTGGCCCGGCTACCTTCTGCCAGATCACGAACTTCGGCACCGCCAGCACTCAGAACATCAAGATCAAGCTGAACGGCTCGTCCTCGGCCATCTTGACGCTCCAGAACGGCGACACCCAGGTGTTCAACAACAAGGATCTGCTGATCACGAAGCTCGCCTTTGAGGGCGGCACGGCAGACACGACGATTCAGGTCGTCCTGTCCGTCCGCTCGGTCAGCGTCAGCTAACCTGAGACTGCCATAGGCAGATCGAACGGCCCGGTTATGATGACCGGGCCGTTTGCATTTCCACACTCTCTTAGACCATGCCGATCATCTTCAAGAAAAGAGCCATCAAGCGGGCCAGGTTCACCCTCAGGCAATACCACGAACGCCGCAATAAAGTGCTGGTCATCAGGAACTCCAGGGGCATCGGGGACATCCTTATGCACCGGATGGCGTTTGATGACTTCAAGCGGGTGATGCCCGACGCAGAGATCGTGTTCGCCACGCAGCCTCAGTACCACGACGTTGCCGGCAACCACCCGGCGGTCAGCGGCGTGGCCGACTGCAACACGGTGGACGTGGGAGACTACGTCGTCTCCTACAACAACAGCCAGACCGACTTCCGCTGGGAGGTGGGCCACTCACCCAACGCAAACAAGAACCGGGCCGACATCTGGGCCGAACACTGCGGAGTCACCCTCACCACCCACGACATGCACGCGGACTGCCTGCCCAGGGGCGACTACGACGATGCCGAGGACCGGCTCTGGAGGGTCGGCTACGACGGAACCAAGCCCAAGGTGTGTTTCTGCCCGGTGGCCCACGACGCCCTGAGGACGCTCACCGAGGACCAGATGGCCGAGGTGCTGGACGAACTGAAAGACTGCTTCGTGTACATCCTGCATGACAAGTACCCGCTGTCCTTCAGGCGGTTCGACGTGCCGGTCCTCAAGGCTTTCGACCTGAAGGACTGGATGACGATGATCGACGTGGCCGACTATGTGGTGAGCGTGGACACGGCGAGCTTCCACTATGCCGGTGGCAGGGGCAAGCCACTGTGCGGCATCTTCACCTACGCGGACGGCAAGTACCGGGGGCAGTACTACGACTTCATCTTGGTCCAAAGGCACCGCGACGACGGGGACTGGAAGTGCGGGCCGTGCTACAACTGGATGAACTGCTCCCACCCCGAGGAGAAAAGCCCCACGACCAACACCCCTAAACCCTGTCTTTTGAAGCTGACGGGGGAGCATTTGCGAGAGGGCGTCCGCAAAATGTTCGCACGGTGGCCTAGATAATAGCGAGATGCCCCAGCTAATTAAGAGCAACACCATCCGCGTGGAGGGGGAGAACGGGGAGTGCCGCGTTCACATCACGCTGGACCTGAACATCACCCTGAAGACGGATGGGTCGCTGGAAGTCCAAGCCAAGGCCCGTCCGGCTGAGGCCCCATTGGCACAGGCATCTGAGGACGAAGTGAAGACCGAAGAGACAGCCTGGGCGATCCCCACCTTCACCAGTGGCAGGAAGATCAACTTCGGCAAGAAAGAGGAGTGAGACATGGCCGGTATCGGTTTCGACTGCGGAACGTACAACCTCGTCTGCTGCACCCGCGATGATAAGAAGAAGGATGTCTACAAGAGGGAGGTCAACGCCTTCATCGAGATCCCCCTGGACAACCCCTTCCTCTACAGCATCATGGAGGAGTCCGGCAAGGTTCCCCTCATCAACCGTGGCGACATCGCCTTCGCACTGGGCGAGGCCGCTCTGAACATGGCGGTGACGCTCGACTTGGACCTGAAGCGTCCGATGAAGGACGGCTGCGTCAACCCCTCGGAGAAGGACGCCTTTGAGATCCTGAACCTGATGATCCACTCGATGATCGAGGAGATCGATCAGGACGGCGTGCCGCTGTACTACAGCGTGCCGGCTAATGCGGTGAACGAGCAGACAGACGCGGACTACCACGGTCACATCCTCCAGGCCATCTTCGACGCCTACGAGTCGTCCAAAGGCTACAAGGTGAAAGCTAGGCCCCTCAACGAGGGCCTGGCCCTGATCTATGCCGAGCTTCAGTCGAAGGCTTACACCGGCATCGGCATCAGCTTCGGGGCAGGCATGGTCAATCTGTGCTGTGCCACCCACGGCGTGCCGGCTTTCCAGTTCGCCATCGTCAACTCGGGCGACTGGATCGACAAGCAGGCTGCTAAGGCCACCGGCGAGTCAATCGCCTTCATCAACCAGCAAAAGCAGTCCGTTGACCTGAGTAAGGTTCCGGTCAGCTTGGTGGACCGTGCCATCAAGGGCCAGTACCAGATCATGGTCGAGAAGACCGTCCAGGGGATCAAGAAGGGCCTGGCCGAGGCGGGCAAGAAGGTCCGCCAGGACAAGCCCATCGACATCGTGATCGCCGGCGGCACGTCGATGCCCGTTGGTTTCGACAAGCTGTTCAAAGACACGCTGCTCGCGGCCAAGCTGCCCATCAAGGTGGGCAACATCATCAGGCCGAAAGAGCCGCTCTACTCAGTCGCACTTGGGTGCCTCGTTGCGGCTGAGAAGTCAACACAAGGATGACACCACCCACGATCAGAAAGGTAACACATGACCCACACAGACGAGAGCTTCGTCATCAAGGACCACGATCCAAGGCTGGAGGCTCCGCACGCCTCCTACAAGGAGGGCCTTGGCGTGACCCAGCCCGAGATCCACTGCTCTGCCGGGCAGACGCCCGAGCAGGTCAAGGAACTGCTCCACGGCGAGACGCCCGAGGGCAGGGCCGAGGAAGAGGAGCAGGAACTCCTCAAGCAGGCCGAGGAACTCCTCGACAAGGAGGATGCCAAGTGGCGTGAGGACGCCAACGCCGACCAGATCCGTTTCGACATGGTCGGCAACCTCAAGGCCGAGAAGGAGAGGGCTAAGAAGGCTGAGGCCGAGGTGCTGACCAAGGAAGCCGAGAGGATGTTCAAGGAGGCGGCAGCCAAGGGTTGTAGCTACACCTACTCCCGCCACATGGGGAGCGACAAGTGGCGGCAGGAGGTCGATGAGATCAAGAGCAACCTCCGCTGGTATGAAAACGTGCCTGGGAAGCTCTCCTATGAGGACGAGGTTTCCCCCAGTTACGTCGATCAACCCGACATCCGGCCCCGCAGCAGGTCGCGGTTCGACGGACAGTGCCATGAGGTCTGTGCCGACTGGCGTGCCCTGGCCGGCCTGTGCCCGAGCGATGAGATTGTCGAGAAGGAGCCGGTGGTTCTGGAGATCATGGAGTCCATCAAGGTGCTGATCTCCCAGAGGGTTCCGGGTCTGACCGCCGAGTGGGGCGGGGACTGCTGGAACAAGAGCCTGATGCTCAACGGTGCCAAGACCTCGGTTTGTGGCGTCGGCATCAAACAAGCCTACGAGGGACTCAAGGGCATCGCCTCGGAGATCGAGGCAGCCAAGTCCGTCACCGAACTGGTGGTCAACCGCGTCACGTCGTTGTTCGCCGCAGTCTGAGTGTCCAAGAAATGAGCCGCCCTGCTCTTGACAGGGCGGCTCTGAAAGAAAGAGAGAGAAGAGATGGGAACTGTCCACAAGTGTGTAACCGACCTCGGTGCCGCAGCCTACATCATGATGCACAAGTACCGGGTCATCGGGAAGAGGGGCAAGGGGATCTACTTTGAGGTTCCCGACGAGGAGATTGCCGAGTTCGACGCCCTGATCATGGAGTACCTCGCCAGCGAGTTTCATCGATTTGATAGCTGCCTAATGTCTCTAAAGAAGATTGGTGAGTACATGCCAAGCGATTGACCTCGTTAATCGCCTCTTGCACCGCCAACCTTTTGGTGTGTCCATATTGGGGACGGACGCTACACTCTGAGATGGTACGAACCATCTCAGAGTAAGCCAGCTTTTTCCTTTCCATACAGGGCAGGTTTGACCTGTAGTAAAGGTGTGCATGGAGCCTGACTAACTCCAAATGCTTCCACACAACCAGATGATAGATGTTGTGATGCTGAGATAGATGTCCTTCTATTCCCAAAAGGCGTGGGATAGGCTCAAGCAACTCTCTCATGCCTACAATGGTTACCGACATCTTCGTCGTCCCATTCTTGCCTTTGCTATTTCCGCAGAAGACGTTGCCATCACCGTCGAGGAGTCCACGAACAAAGTCTCTGTGGCACTCTGACGGCAAGTCCATTGGGAACTTGGTCGAGAAGGTCTTCCTGGGCACCACGCCCCACCGAGAGATATCCTCAACTATCTTGGCATTAGGGGTGTCTAACCGCCATACGCGGTTGCCTTTGCTTGTCAATCCGCAGTCAATAATAGCATACTCAGAGTTCATCAATCTCTTGGTTGTCTCCAACACGTCTTTGTCGATAGACTTGATGGATAGCACGTCGCACTGCCTCCCCCAGTGACCTCTCTCTATGATGCAGCCATCGGTTATAGCCAGACCGAGGACGTAGGCCATGTCCGCCGTAGGGGTGGCGAAAAAGTCCTCATTCACACGGAGAATCTGTCCCTGGTAACGACAGGGCTTTGAGCAGAACTTGCCACGTCCTCGTCTTTCTGTCGCCTCCGTTACCGCGTACTTCGCCCCACAAACGCCACAGGTCTTCTCTACGTCACGCCACAGTTTGGGTCTGCCCATGTTTCACCTCCAAGCTAACATAGTAAGGATCATCCCATTTCTCGCCAGAAAGTCCGTCTTTTCGACTCCTGCCTGATGAGCCTCAAGAAGATCGGTGAGTATATGCCTCAGGCCGACTAAATACGGCATGAGGATCGGAATAAGAACACCCAAAGCGGTCCTTCTTGAGGACCGCCGCCAAGACCTGATCACCTCGCTGCACAGAGACATCGACGCCCTCTTTGAGAAGATCAAGGACGCGGTGGCCGACGCCACCCTGCCACGCCGTGGCTGGGTGGACACACTCAGGCAGTGGTGGTGGGACTGGCGGTACGGCCAGAAGAACCCCGACCACCCCCTTTACCGCACCAAGTGGAACTCGTCCCAGAAGCCGACCGTCGCCACCGAGTGGATGAGCCGCCGGCCCAGCCTGGACGAGTACGCGGCCCTCAACGACTACCTGGCTGACTTCGCGGACTCGATCAACGAGGACCGCCAGACCGTCATCGACGGCATGCTCGACCAGTTCAAGCAGCGGCTGAAGGATATGGTCACCTCCAAGGTCGCCGCCATGAACATCGAGGACATGGCAGGCATGGACCGCCCCGCCGCCCCCACCGAGGAACCTGCCGCACCGCCCAGGCCGGAAGCCCCGGTCCCGAGGCCGGCTGCACCTGCACCGTCCGCACCCCCTGTCGCACCGGGGCCTGAGGTCGATGAGCCTGAACCTTCGGGCGACGAGGAGCCGGCGAGGAAGATCGGCAACGTCGGCGGCGACTCGCCGGCCCCCGGTTCTTCGTCCTCGGCGGACCCCCTGCACGCAGCCGCCGAACGCCTGATGAGCGGCGAACAGCCCCAGAACCTGACGGACGACGCCGAGAGCAAAACGCTGGCCGAACTGGGGCCTGACGAGTTCCCCAGGTCGTTCGACCTCAAGGACAACATGGTGCTGCTCGCCCTGAGGGCTGACCCCGAGGGCCTCGACCCGGACAACTTCCCGGTCGCCGCCATCCCCGACTTCGATGATACCCAGAAACAGCACTACATCGATCAGTTCTATATCTGGGCTGCGAGCAAGGGTGTCCGTGGCAAGGGCATGGTGTCGCCCGACTCCCCCGCCGCCAAGGCCCCTGTGGCTGCCACGTCGCCGGACGACGGCGGCGGCAGGTCCGTGGGTTCCCTGGGCGGTGGTGCCCCGCCACGGTCTGAGCCTGAACCTCCCCCGGTTAACGCCGAGGACAAGAAGATCGAGTATGGCTTTAACGTGGCCGATCTGCTCAAGGGCAAGTCCACCCCCACCGGCAAGGAGGTCGTGGACAAGGTCGCCAAGGGCGAGATCAAGATCGATGAGGTGACGCCCAACTCCAAGTGGGAGAAGATGCTCATCAACCGAGACTTCGTCTCCTTCAAAGACTTCCTGAAGATGGTGCGTGCCCTGGACGAGGGGCTGGCCCTGAACTACTACATGGTCGTCGCCACTCACGCCGCTAAAGAGGGCGAGGAACGCAAGACGTTCTTCGCCAAGCACCGCTACAGCGAGGTTGGCACCAGCCGCTCGACCCGCACCTCCAGGGGTCGTGTGCTGGCCGCACTGAGGGAGAGGAAGAGCCTGCTGCCCGGCAGCCGCTACCAGCCGAACTACGGCGAGATCAAGGGCGAGAAGGGCGACTGGGTGAGCAGCGACACCTTCTATCGCTTCCTGGGCGAATCGACCATCGCCGGGAAGGCGAGGCGTCTGGTGGAGTTGCTCAGGGATGAGAACCGACCGCCGCGTGTCGTCTCCAACGGCATGAGGCTTAACGAGAGGGTCGAGGTCTACAAGGAGACGCTGAGGTCACGGATTGCCAGCAATCTTCTTTCCCAGATGCGATAATTGGCTGAGTACGTCGGCGTTCACGAATTGGCCTTTGGGGACGGCAACATCCCTCTTGGGCTGAGGTTTCGGGGCGGGAGGCTCCGCTGCCTGTGCGGGCGGCGGGGCCTCCTTCTTCTTCATGGCCTCGATGAACTCACGGTGCTTGGGGTCGCTGGGGTCCAGTGCCTGCTCTTCGGCAATGGCGGCGAACTTAGACATGGAGATGAACGTCCTGCCGCCGGTGACGTGGTGCTTGAGCAGGATACCGTCCTTGTTGACGGCATCGACTATCCCGACGAAGTACTCCCTCATCTGGTTGGCGTCGAAAGGGTGGTTGACCGGCGTGGTGAAGATCGTGCAGACCTTGCCACGGAACGACGACAGGAGCTTGACAGTTTCTGGCAGCATACCGTTCCTGAAAACCTACGGAAATCTAGGATACGCAAAAACACCCCAAATCCCCTGTTCCATTCCTGCTTCATCGAGGGTAGTTTCACTCACGACCACAAGCCGAGAGCCAGAGCTTCCCTCTCCACAGGCAGTTTAAGTCTCCGTCGAACTGACGGCGACTATCTCTAAATTCCTCGCTGCGTTCATGTCCCTGTCGTGCTTCACGCCGCAGGCACAAGTCCACTCACGATCAGCCAAAGTCAGGCTTTGGTTGATCTCCCCGCACTCAGAGCAGGTTTTACTGCTTGGGAAGAACCGATCCACCGGCACGATCTTGCATCCATACCAGCCGCCCTTGTACTCCAACTGACGCCTCAACTCCCATAAACCCAGATCAGCAATCGACCGGCTGAGACATCGGTTCTTCATCATGCCGGACACATTCAAGTCCTCGATGCCGATGACCCGCTTGGTTTTCGCTAAGGTTGTCGTCATCTTGTGCAGCGTATCCTTCCTAACATTGCTGATCTTGTAGTGCAACCGTGCCACCTTGGCGACGGCTTTCTTCCTGTTCTGGCTTCCTTTGACCTTCCGGCTGACGCTCTGCTGGAGTTTCTTCAGTTTCCTGAGTTTCGTCTTCAGCGGTTTCGGGTTCTCGTAGGTCTTCCCGTCGCTCACGGTCGCCAAGGTCTTGATGCCGAGATCGACGCCAACTACATCGTGTTCATCCTTCTGCCCCTGCCATTCTGGCATCTCTTCTTCGACCAGCACGCTGACGAACCACCGATCAGCCTTCTCACTCACGGTGGCACTAAGCACCTTGCTGGTGGGCGGCAGATAGCCATGTTCTTTGAGACGCAAAGTCCCAAGTCTGGGCAACTGGATGGTATTGTTCGTTACCTTGATCGTGCCAGTTAGTCTGAAGCCGCCGATGCCCTTCTTCTTGCTCTTGAACTTGGGGAAACCGCCCTTCTTCTGGAAGAAGCGGCTGAATGCGTTGTCGAGGTTTCTCAGTGCTTCTTGCGGGCTGCATTTACTGACTTCGTACATCCACGGCAGTTCCGTGGGCTTGATAGCGTTGAGGCGTCGGTGAAGCTCGATGGCGTTGGGTACTTTGGTCTTGTTGTCGAGGGCGATCTTCTTCTGGTTTAGCCCCCAATTATAGGCGTAGCGAGCCGCACCAGCATGTTTGAGGCATGCGGTCTTCTGCTTGTTGTTGAGCAGGAGTTCGGTCTTATAGCCACGCTGTATCTTCACGCCACTCCTTCCTTGAACCGAAGGAAATCATCATAATGCTTGAGTGTGATCTCAAAAGCGAGACGACGCACATCCTCGTCAAGCTGATTTAGCTTGAAGCAATTTGCCGCCAAATCAACCCATTGGAGATTCGCAACTTCATCACTGCCGCCTTTGGATTTTGGAACAATGTGGTCTATTGACGCATTGCCGCCAATCGTTAGCCGCCTTCCGGTGTGGACGCAGATGTATTGTTGCCTCTCCATGATCTCAAGAAGGTCATGCCACCTACTCTTGCTGCCCCATAGGTTAGCCGCAGTCCTCTTCAGTAAACAGACATCGCATTGCTGCCCATCTGCAACATGCGGTTTCTCGCCACACATGATACATAACCCAGCTTCAAGACGAGAACTCCTTTTCTTAACTTCGATTGCATGATGTTTGTCTCGATGCTCTTGGCAGCGTGTATAACCCACAACAGCAGGCTCACCGCAAGTCACACACAAGCCTTCTGCCTTGCGTTTTGCGGTCAGTTCTTTGCGTAACCCAGCAAGTATACTTCTGTGTTCTTTTAACTTGCCAGCGGCTTCCAACTTTTCCAGCTTCTTCCGCTGATTCTGTTTGTGCGTTGCATTGTGTTCCGCACACATCAGCAAACCCGGCAAGGCTGGATTTAGGCAGTTGGTGCATAGCCCCTTGGCTATGCGGTCAGCCTTGCGTTGCTTGACCTTCTCTTTCTGCTTGATTTTGTACTCTTCTGACTGCATGTGATCTTTGTGCAGTTTGTGGTGTTTTTCGCATCGAGAAAGGAAAGGCATCGCTGGCTGGTCGCATTCGCTGCACAACCCACCGGCTCTGCGTTTGGCTCGCTGCTCTTTCCTTCTTTCGTTTTTGACACTCATGATACTACCTCCACGGCTACCGGCACAGCCACCTTCGCCTCCAACGCCAGCTTCTCCAACTTTTTCTTCTTCCGGTTCTCTGCCGACCGCTTCCCGTATATCTTGTTACTGAACGACGACATCAAGGTCAGCATGTCCTCCACTAACTCGTCCTCGTACCTCTTCCCCAGAACCTAGGAGAGTCTGAGTTCTGACTCAGAGGTTGGGTTTTCTCCCGATTGCATGTTTAGGCCAGTGAACTCACCATCAACTGCTGCTTGGTCCAGCTATCGTAGGGCCGGGTGAACCTGTCGATGTAGGCACCCAGCACCTCGGGGCCGACCTTCTCCAGCATCTTGTTCCAGTCCTTGAACCCCTTGGCGGGCCTCACGAACTTCACGTCGCGGAAGCCGGCGGCGAGTAACTGGTCGCCCATCATGATCAACCCCTTGAGTCCGTAGTCCACCTTGCCCAGGCCATCGGGGTCGTCGTTATCCAGGCAGAGGACGACCCCGTAGGGCCTGAGCAACTGAATGTGCGTCTCGCTGAGGCTTTTGCCGCCGCAGGCCGCACCGTGGTGCTTGGCGAGCGACAGGGCGATGGCGTCGAACTCACCCTCGGTCAGGTAGACGGTGGAGCCGTCCTCGGGCCAGTCGGGGTAGAAGAACAGCACGTCGCCCTTGCCGATGCCCCACTCCTTGGGCGGACCTTTGTAGCGGAGCTTCGACCACCCCAGGGTTCGACCGTTCCAGTAGATGCGTTTGCCGGTGCGGTCGTAGTAGGGGATGATGACGCGGTCGGCGTAGTCGCCGGACGTGCAGAAGTACATGCCCTGCCAGGGGATGTTGCGGCTCATCAGGTAGTCGATGGCCTTCTGTCGCTCCCCGGACTCCTCGGGCATGTCCTTGATGCGGAAGGTGTACTCGGGGAACGCCAGCCCCTCTGGCGGAAGCTCGACCTTGGCCTCCTCGACCTGAAGGGTGTCGCCTCCCAGGAAGTACTTCTCCAATTCTTCCTCAAGGAGGTGAATGGGAGTGCGGCCCTGGAGGATGTCGCGGGCCTCTTCGGGGCTGCACTTGTCCACAGCCATGACGAGGCCGACGAGCGTCCCCTTCTTCTCCGTCTTGTAGCAGCGGTAGACACCCCAGGGCCTCCTCTTGGCACCGCCGGACGGGCAGCAGGAGAGGTGGTGCTTGTAGTCTTCGGTGAAGATCGAGTTGAGCAGGACGTTCTTGCCCTTGATCACCACGTCGTCGTTGAAGCGTTCCTCGGCCCATTTCACGAAAGCGTCGAAGTCGATCCTGCTCATGTCGTCAGCCTATCAGGTGTTATGGGTGCCTCCCCCTGCGATTCAATCGACTTAACTCGCAGTATATGCGAGCCAGGGATGTCCGGTAAACATCATCTCTGGTCCTGGGTAGGGCAAAGTACTCAACCAACAATTCCGCCTGACGCTTCTTGATCTTCAGGTAGGGGATCAGCAGCGGCAGAACCAGCCTAGTCTCAGAGGCCCTGACAATCCAGTCCAGTCGGTCTTTGTGCTTTGGCTTTCTCGCTAGGGACTTGATCACTCTGCCAAATCCGCATTCATCTCGGATCTGGTTTATAACTGGGGATGTGATCCCCACCCTGAATTGGACGTGGCTGGCAGGACTCCCGTCGTAGCGACCTCCTCGTCTGACACTCTTTGTCAATCCCAGATAGCCTTCCCCGTCTATGAAGCCTGCTAGGTATGCCGCCTGGGTGTCTGACAAACTGATTCTGGGGGGTTTCTGGCGGGTACGACCCCGCCTGGCCGCATCACAGTCCTTGCAGCATCGGCCCAGACCGTCAACGGCCTTTCTGTTCCTTGAGAACTCACAGAGGGGCTTGTCAGTCTCGCACCTGAGGTATTTTTTCATCTTGTTGTTCTCGCCGTTTGGTAGCACACTTCCCTATGATAGGTCGGCCAGCCTGAGGAGAAAACCATGCACATTCAACACCTGTCGGTGTCGAGGCACGATACTTGGACCCGCTGCGAGGCAGAGTACCGCTTCCGCTACCACCTCAAGACCGTGGTGGAGCAGGAGGAGCCGTTCTACTTCCTGTACGGCACGGTCTGCCACAAGATCGCTGAGGAGTACGTCAGGGCGGGAGGTGCCAGGGAGATCAACGAGATCGCCAAGATGGTTCTCTCAGGGGAAATCGCTTTGGAGAAGAAGCGTAAGCCCTCCCAGCCGGCGGTGCTGCTCGATGAGGACGGCGAACCGATTGCGGTCAAGGAGGAGGACGCCAATCCCGCCGAGCCAGAGGAGGAGAAGCCCCAGCCGATCCACCTGCCCGCCGAGTACGCCAAGAAGTTCCCCGCCCACCTGAGGGCGATCAAGAGCCTGACGGACCAGACCGGCTTCGGCGGCTTCCTTGAGTGGGAGTTCAAGTACGACCTCGACCCGCCGAACGGGAGGAACATCGTCGGCTTCATCGACCGGCTGATCCAGAAGGGGGACAAGTTCTGGATCATCGACTACAAGACGACGAAGAAGGGTTGGTGGCGGAAAAACGCCAAGACCATCACCACGGACCTCCAATTGAAGGTCTACTGCCGGATCGTACAGAAGCTCTTCAACGTGCCGCCCGAGAACATCAAGGCAGCCCTCTACTTCCTTGAGGGGCCTGAGCTTGTGGGGGCGACCTTCACCGCCGAGGCCCTGGAGGCGACCGAGGCATACCTGAGGGACACCTTCATCAAGATCGAGAACACGCCGCCCGAGGCCGTGTACGGGAACGTCGGCAGGCATTGCCCCCGCTGCGACTACCGCAAAATCTGCCCCTTCTACTCGCTGACCTAAGGAAACGCAATGCACACAACCCTCTGCGTACACCACAACCTGTACCTGTCCCGCGAGGACAGGTACAGGCTATACAAGGATGAGCCGGTCGTAGTGACCGGCGTGTGCGTGCCCGTCTGGTTCCAGAAGAACTTCAGCACTGAGCCGGCGGTCGAGGTGTTCGCCCGCTACCAGATTCTGCCGGGCGAGCCGGGGCTGTCGGTCAAGCAGGGGCCGGGCGGCTTTTCGATCACCCTGCCGCACCCGCCGCCGCCGGCCAAGAAGCCGCCCGAGAACGTCTGGAAGGCACTTTCGGAGGTGGACCGGGACGCCTGGTTTGAGAAGAACAACCCCGGCCCGAACACCGAGTGCCTGCTGGACGTGAGGGACGGCGGCTGTGCCTTCCTGGCCTTCAGGCAGTTCAATAACGTCGAACGGAACAAGAAGCAACTCAGGCTGATCCACTTCGTGGAGATCAAGGACATCGAGGTGCTGAACAGGAGCCTGAGTTAAGGGTTCCTGAGGATAAGCCCCATCCTCATCAGCACCGTGCCACCCGCCTGGACAGAAAACCCTGTGTCCAGGGCGATGGACGAGATCAGCACCCCGCTGTTGTCGGCGGTGGTCGTCATGAACAGGTTCTTGACCGGACCCCATGACGACCCCACCGCCGTGAAACCCACCACGCTGCTCAACACTTTGTAGCCGTCCGTCAGGTTGTACTGGCTCACCGTGAAGCCGGTGGTCGAACTGACGGCCTGGCGTGCGTAACCGTTGCCGGTAGGTTCACCGCTGATGTTGCCGATGGCGTCCCCGGCGGCGACCGTCGTGCGGTTGTCCAGGCCCAGGAAGTAGTTGGTAGGCTTGGTCGTGGTACTGAAGGCTACCTTGAGGATGAACTCCTCGCCCAGGCGGTGCAGGACGTTGTGGAATGGCCCCTTCGACCAGGCGAGCTTGCCCCCCTCGTAGTACTCGACTGACTCGACAAAGAGCAGCCCCTTCCAGTCAGGCGGAAACGTGTGCATGGATCTCCCTTATAGCAGCATCTTGTCGAACGTCGTCCCCGCCGGCTCACCCGAGTCCCCGCAGCCGAAACCGTAGTGGTCGCGGCTGTTGTAGTAGTCCCAGAAGTCAGGCGTATCCAACCCCATCCTCCGGTACATTTCCCTCTGCTCCTGATCGGCTTTGACGCGGTCGTAGGCCGAACCTTCGGGGTGCTTCAGCTTTAGCGAGTAGTCCCTGACCACCAGCTTGCCCTGCTGGTGGCAGTAGAAGGCGGCGACCACCTCGATCCCCCAGCCCAGCTTATTTACGTTCAGGTCCATAGGACCGACCTTGTTGGCGATGTCCCGGCTGATGGCCCAGATGGTGCTGTCGGTGGCGGGCACCTTTTTCAGCCCGTTGCCCATGTCTGGCAGCATGTGGACCTTGTAGGTCCAAGGCGTCCAGTAGTGATTGGGTGCGTACAGGCCGGCCCTATCGCCGTGTTCCTCGTAGAAGCGGCGGCACTTGCTCAGGAGCTTCCTGGGCGAGGGCACCTCCACGTCGGAGTTGACGATCATGAGGATGTCACCCTGGGCGAGCCTGAGGGCCTCGTTCCACTGCCCCGAGTAGTAGACGTTGGGGAACTTGAGAATCGTCTCCGTCTCTTGGAACGGTGGGTCATCCGCGTGCTGGCAGTTGATCAGGTACGTCTTGCAACCCACCTTGCTGAAGCCCCTGTAGAGGGACATGGCTTCAGCAAACCGCCCGTAGTTGAAGACGAAAGTCTCGATGGTAAGCATGCACCCTAGATAAGCGTGCAAGGGAGGAGATGTGCTGCGATTTGCTGAGTGGCTTAGGGTCAGGGAGAGCTATGGAACTGACGGGGGGCTGGAGCCTGTGCCCCAGCACCCCGAAGTGTTCGACCAGGCTATGCCGCGTTACGGCGGTGAGCCGCTACCGGGCAACAAGCGAGCCATGAAGGCTGGCGGGAAGAGGAGACGACGCGATCACCAGTCGTCATCATCATCGTCGTCGTCATCGTCGTCGTAGTCGTCCTCGTCATCGAGGTCGTCTTCGTCGTCGTCCCAGTCGTCTTCCCAGTCGTCGTCATCGTCGTCGTAGTCGTCCTCGTCATCGAGGTCGTCTTCCTCGTCGTCGTCCTCGTCTTCCTCGTCGTCTTCCTCGTCATCGAGGTCGTCTTCCTCGTCGTCATCATCATCGTCGTCGTAGTCGTCTTCGTCATCCCAGTCGTCGTCTTCGTCATCCCAGTCGTCGTCTTCGTCATCGTCCTCGTCGTCATCGAACGGGCCGAAGCCGGTGACCTTCGTCTCTTCCTCGTCCAGCGTCATCAGGAACTCAGCCATGACTCACTCCTTGGTGTTGGGTCAGCAGACTCGGATGGAACGCGAACTTCCTGCGGTTACCCTAACGACGTTCCGACCCGTATGTCTCACGAAGCAGCCACGCCTGACGTTTGGCTGGACGGGTTCGGCCTCAGCCGATCTCCCTGAGCAGCAGCCCGCGTGCAGGTGGTCTTTGTGGGGTTTACCATACTCAGGTGCCCCTGGCAACTCGCTGTTATTGATATTAGCGGAGCAGCAGGAGAAATTAGTGCGACTAAGGCGACCGTCTTCGGTGATCTCCCAGGGGGACATCTTGTCGGGGCGGACAAGATGCTGCTCCATCAGGGTGTCGAGACAGTGGTTAGCGTGGTCCACCAGTTCCTCGCCCGAGTAGGAGACAAGGTTGACGCACTCCCCGTCTTGGTCGAACTCGTAGAAGGTGTCGTTAGGCACCTCGACGTTGACCAGAGGTCCAGGCAGGGACAGCAATTCGGTTTTCTTGGTCCTGATCGCCGTCACGGAGTCGGCCCTTAGGACTTCGTCGTTGCAGGTGACGAGGGCGTCGGCCATCGTCAGGTTGAACCCGCCGAAGGGCCTGTAAGCCTCGCGGAGGATGCCACGGCGGATGAAGACCTCGTTCATCAGGTCATTGTAGGGGTAGCCTGCGGCCTTATCCTGAACGAGCATCGCCTTGGCGACGGAATCATAAAACCGGATGTTGGCGGCGGCAATGCCAAGTGCCCCGAACGTGTAGCCGGCCAGCACGTCCCGAGCCTCCTCCAGGGCGACACGCGGTGTTTTGCCAGAGTCGCGGATGCGGAGGTAGATCGCCACCAGCATCTCGTACCAGGCACCCGAGAAGACGCGGCTGAAGCTGTGTGACTGGGCGGTCAACTGGTGATCCAGTCCGGCACGCGGCAGTTTCTCAGGCTCCGAGTAGGTGTAGGTGTTCCACAGGTCACGCATGTAAGCAGCGGAGTTGCCCATCCTGCCCTTGGTGACGTTGTAGATGGCGTGGCCCATCTCCTCGGCCAGCTTGGTGAGGATGCTGCTCCTCTTGAGGTCGCCGCCGGTTTCATCGATCACGGCGTCCAGCACCCTTGGGTGGGAGAGTGCCTGGACGGTGGCGTGGATGTCACCGAAAGCCTCATGGAAGGCCCACACCTCAAGGGCGACGGCGTTGTACAGGTCGGGCCTAACGCAGTCGAGGACGGCGTGGCCGAGTTCGTGCATGAAGACCTCGCGGCTGTTCACCGCGAACACGACCTTCCGGGTGACCGGGTCGGTTGCGTAGCAGAACCTGAGCGACCGCCTGTCGTAGAAAGCGTTGAACTGGACGCCCGCACGCGGCTGGATCGTCAGCATGTTGGTCATCGCCCAGCGGTTGACCCTGGGTGCGTACTTGCCCAGAACGCTGATGGCGGTGCAGAGGTTGGCGTAGCAGTTCGCGGCCTGGTTCTCCAGGCTGTCGATGCTGCCCAGCCCGTTGCCGTCGCGGAAGCCCTCGACCCTGAAGTCGAGGATGCGGGGTTTCTCGGGCAGGTACTCGTCAACGATCAGGGCGGGCGTGGTTGGGTCGTTCAAGATGAGCTTGAACGGCTTGCGGACGCCCATTCGGTCGTTCAGTTGGTGGGTCATACCTATAGTTAGGCAACAGCCCCGGAGATCAGAATGACCCGTTCTACCAACGACGCAAGCGAGTTCACTCTCTGCCAGGTAAGCGACGACGGAGTTCCAATCTTGACCACTAGATAACGGCATGCACGACTTGGAGAAGAAGGCATACGAGCAGCGTCTGCTCCAGGCTAACCAGCGTAACCTGACGGGCATGGACGGCAAGATCGGCACGGTCCTGAGGAACCTGGGCAAGCCCATCCTGAGGAACGAGTCGGACTGGTTTGACACGAACGAGTTCGACAGCCCCTACGACACCGAGTCCATCGACGTGATCCCCTCGGTGGACGAGATGGGTTTCAGCAGCACGTCCCCCTCCGACATCCCCGTCCTTGAGGGCGGCGGCGAGGAGATCGGGATGCACTTCGACGGGCTACAGTGGGGGATGCACCTTGAGATCAAGTACCTCAACGACACCCAGGAGTTCCTACTCACTTATGGCGGATACCCCGTCTATTGTGAGGTTTCCGGCGAGTTGACCTGCTTCGTGCCCGGCGACTGGGAGGACAAGATCAACACGCTCTTCAGTCACGCCAAGAAGATCGAGAACGAGCGGCATAAGGTGGTGGCCGTCGAGAACCGGCGGGAGGCCAAGCGGGCGGCGTCTAGTCTGCTGGACCACCTCCGTAAGTACTGGGGCGTGTGACCTTTAGACCAAGAGGAAAGTGAGCCTATGTTTTTCCAGAACCCCTTCGACAGCGAGTACCGTGGGCACTGGGTCATGAGCGACCGCCAGTACGTCCTCACCTTCTCGGTGCCGCCGAACAAGAACAAGTCCGACTACCAGCTTGCCTGGACCGCCGGCCCCTACGACTTCAGCAGCGTCACCGACCTGACGATCAACTACGCCTTCGATGAGAACCTGAAACAGTTCGTCAGCCGGGCCATCGACGTGTCGGGTGCGACCCCGGCTGAGACGACCGCCCTGGAGGTGGTGGACGCCCTGAACGCCGACGAGTTCTTCAGCGACCACTTCCTCGCCAAGGTGAAGCAGGTCAACTTCGATGGCGTCGAGGGTGAGACGGTCCTTATCGTCGCCAAGCCTGGGCGGCGGAAGCAGATCGTGAAGCTGTACATCAGCAACTCGGGGGCCGAGACGAAGCTGAAGTTCAACAAGAAGTCTGGCGTGGCCGAACTGCCGAGCTACTTCGCCCGCCACACCATCGAGAACCGTTTCAACGAGGACTCGGACGGCCAGCTTGTGGAGTTGGACGAGACGGACTTGGTCGATCAGGGCGTGATCACCGACGCCGGGCTAAACTACGCGGACATGCAGGCGGACTGGGAGCTTCTGGGGGGGCGGGCGAGCGGCCTGTTCATGTTCCGCAAGCAGACGGTGGACGGGAGCAGCCGGGTGACCGAGATCATCGAGTACCCGGCTGGTGCTGCGGTGGGCGACTTCGCCCGCAAGATCCAGATGACGTACACCGGAGCCAAGACGGAGCCTGACCAGATCACCGAGATCCCGCATGTGCTGGTGTCCGGCGATCTGGTCACGCCCCCGTAATCACGCACCCTTGCGGACGAGCTTGAGGAACGTCTCCCTCTTGAGGCTGCTCACCGCCGGCCCCGGCTCCCGGTGCTTGTTCCGGCCCAGTTGGCTCAGGAGGGCGATCCGGTCCTTGCGGAAGGACTTGATCGGGGCCTCGGTGAGCTTGCGGACGGTGCTGCCCTCGCGGATCTCGTAGCCACGGATCAGGTCGTCCGTCACCTCGGTGAGGACGATGGTCCGGCGGACGGGATGGGTGTGGTTGCCCTTGTAGTAGAAGCGGGCCACCGGCTTCTTCCTGAGGATCGGGTACTGCACCACCCCGAGGGTGGACAGCACGTCGGCGTGGTTCAGGGCCTTGTCACTTGTCGCAGTCATTTTCCGCTCCTTGAGCTTTGCCATCTTTGAGCCGCTGATACAGGTCAGTGGCGTACCTTGGATCGGCAATGAGCTTAGACGCGAATTGACAGGAGGTCAAGGGCACCCTGAGCAGGAGGTGTTTGGTCAGGACGGCGGGTAGGTTCTCGGGCGGCTTGTGTCCCTCAGGCATCTCCAGTTCGGCCATGAGGAAGTAGGTGCGGTTCAGGTAGTCCTTGAACGAGTCGATCTCGTAGACCCAGTGGCGGTGCCTCAGATAGTGGCGGACCTTGTGCAGCCTCTGGATGGTGTCGGGCCACAGGTCGTTGAAGTCCCTGGCGTCCAAATCAGTTTCCACCTCGACCGTGCGGCCCTTGGTGTTCTTCTTGAACGTCATCGTGTACTTAGGCTTCGACGTGCCTGAGGCCCGCACCCGGTGGGACACGCCCTTGGCGACGTAGAGGTATCCCTGCCGGATCGGCTCCCACTTGTCGCACGCGGCGGCGATCTCGTCCTCGCCCTCAAGGTTCAGGACGAACTTGAATTCATGTTCAGTTGGCATCTCGCACTCCTTATCTTCCTAAGGACAGGTGCGATCAAGGTCATTTCCTCGTAGGAGAAGTCATGGCCTTTCACGCGGTTGCATTGCTTGCAGCAGGGCACTACATTGTCCGAAATATAGCCAAAACCGTTGTTTTTGCGGTCTAGGCCACACCCGGTTTCATTCAGAAAACCGCCACAGTAGTGACAAGGCTCAAGAAGCAGGGCCAGAAAAAGATCAAAAGATATGTCCCAGGCTTGACCGGATCGTATACACCGATTCCTGGCGTTGAGCCATCTCCGTTTGGGCTGTTTGGCACGATCAGTGCCTTTTGCGTTAAAACACCCTGTGCAAATTCGTCTCCTTGTCCACTTGCCCCGCGTATGACAAGCGAACTCTGACTCGGACTTGGACTTGCCGCAGTCTTTGCAGACCCTCTCGCCGCCCGCAGCAGCGTGTTTGATGTAGCACTTCCTGCTACAGTGACTGATACTTTTGGCTCTGTTTGCAGAGAGAAACACCGTCTTTCCGCAGAAAGAGCAGGTGATCTTGGTTTGACCGGCTTTACGCCAGTCGTTGTAGCACCGACGAGAGCAGAACTTCTTGGTCTTGTTGTTGCGGCTCACACCTGACTTCAGGGGCGAGCCGCAGCGTAGGCACTCGTTCTCGGTCGGCATGTCTACCTCGGGTTAGAGGCCAAGGGCTTTCTTCTCTTCGGCGGTCAGCTTCTTGAGGGCGGTGGCCCTCAGGGCTTCCCTCTCCCTCCTCTCCCGCTCCTCCCTCTCGCGGCGTGCGTCCGCCTCCCTGTGCTGCTTCCACCAGGCACCGGCGATGGGCGGGACCGTGCCGCTCCGCTCATCGATGGACTTGCAGCAGGCACAGAGCATCTTGGTGAGTTTGTCGTTCTCGTCACGGAGACGCTCGTAGTAGCTAGAGTCGTCCCAGTCGGATCGGCAGGGCATGTTCACCTCTCAGTAGCAACGCTTCTGCTTCAGCATCTGACGCAGGTGGTCGGCGTCGGTGCGGCTGTCCACGATCTGGTCCTCAAGGAACAGACCGACGAAGGTGCCGTCCACGCCGCCCAGCTTCTCCGCGTCCGCGAGCCTCTGGACGTAGTTTGCCACGACCTCGTCCTCCATCGCAAGGGCGTACTTCACCTGTTCCAGCGGATCGGTCAGGTAGGGGAACGGCTCGACGCAGTAGAACACGCTCTCGGTGTGCCTCACCTCACATCGGACGCCTCGGACGGGCATGCCGCCCAGGCCGACGATCATCTTGCTGAACTCAGCGACGTGCTGCATCTCGCTCTGAGCGGCCTTCATCCAGAACTCAGAAAGCTCCTCGCGGTGGAGTCCTTCCACCGTGGAGGCGAAGTGCAGGTAGGTCAGCATGTGCTTGTACTCGTTGCTCAGGTCGGCGTTGAGCAGGTCGATCAACTCTTGCTTGGTCATTCGATACTCTCCTTGGGGACACCCCTAGTGTAGCGTGCCCTGCGTGAAATGAGGGTCGGGCGGCTAGATACTCCTTGATCTGAAAGGAGCATCATGGACGCACCACGCGGCAAGACCGCCAGGGGAAAGGCTTCCCTGTGGAGGGGCAAGTACAAGAGTCCAGCCGAGTACTGGCTGGCTAACTACCCCAAAGAGTACTTCTCGTTCGACAAGTATGAACTCGCGGTGGACCCCGACGAGACGCTGGACGATTTTGAGGAGTACGACGCCCAGACCCAGCACAAAGAATACATCAAGTGTGCGATGAGCTTCCCGTACTTCGCCACGAAGTACCTGAAGATCCTGCACATCAAGAACGGCCTCGTCCCCTTCGTGCTGTTCGACTACCAACGCCGCGTCATTCAGGAATACGAGGACCACAGGTTCAACATCATTCGCAAGTTCCGTCAGGGCGGTCTGACCACCGTGACGGAACTGTGGTGTTTGTGGCGATGCCTTTTCAAGCTGGACCAACAGATCCTTTTCCTGTCCAAGACCGACCGCGAAGCTATCGCCGCCGGCATGATTCTGAACCGTGCCGTGGACAACCTGCCCTCATGGATGCGTCCTAAGAAAGATGAAGGCAAGTGGAACGACCACGAAAAGCAGTTCAAAGACACCGGGTCGAATATGTTCTTCTACACCCCGGAGGCTGCCCGAGGCCGTACCGCGACGTTCCTCATCCTTGACGAGGCGGCGTTCGTGGACAACATGGACCGGCACTGGAAGGCCATGTACCCGACCCTGAGCCAGGGCGGTAGCTGCATCGCCATCTCGACGGTCAACGGTATCGGCAACTGGTATCAGGAGACTTGGGAGGGTGCCGAGAAGAACGAGAACGGCTTCAACCCGATCAACCTGCACTACACCGAACACCCCGAGTACCACGATGACAAGTGGGTCAGGGAGACGAAGGCCCAGCTAGGCGAGAAGGGCTGGTTGCAGGAGGTGTTGGGCGAGTTTCTCGGCTCCGGTGAGACATACATCTCGTCCAAAGTCATCGGTGAGCTTAGGGATAGGACCAAGGACAACTACCCTCGCCGCAAGCTGTTCGCTAAGTGGGCGAACCCGTCGAGGGACAAAGACGAGATGGATAGCCCAGGGGCGATGTGGGTCTGGAAGGAGCCTAAAGAGGGCCACGACTACATCCTGGGCGTTGACTGTGCTGAGGGCGTGGGCCGCGAGGGCGACAACTCCTGCATTCAGGTCATCGACACGACGACCCTGGAGCAGGTGGCCGAGTTCTACAGCAACTCGATCCCGCCGTACCTGTTCGCCCAGGTCATCAGCGAGGTGGGCATCTACTACAACAACGGCATGGTCGTGGTCGAGAACATGGGTGCCGGCGGTGCGGTTCTGTCTAACCTCCAGCACGAACTGTTCTATGAGAACCTCTATTACGACCAGAACGGTCGTGCTGCGAACAAGCCCGGCATCAAGACGACGGTGTCGAACCGGCCCGTCGTATTGGAGTGCTTGCAGCACCGACTGCTCAACGGCACCCTGAGGATCAACAGCCGCAGATTCGTGACGGAGCTAACCACCTTCATGTACAACCCGCAGACCCAGAAGGTAGCGGCACTGAAGGGTAAAGGACACGACGACGCCATCATGGCGTTGTGCATGGCGATCTACGTCAGGGACTCGGTGCTGCGTGAAGTGCCGGTGGGCGTGGACACGCCGCCGGCGACGAATACCCAGAACGCCGTTCTTGAGGAGATCAAGCGGGAGTTGCTTGAGGGTGCCCCGATCAACTTGCTGGAGTCGAACATCTCGGAGAAGTGGTCCGAGGACGACGACATGCTCACCGGGGTGGTCCTGAACTTCCGTCGCAAGCACGACAGGCTCTTGAAGGAGTTCGGCTGGTAAGCGATCATGAAAACGGGTAGAACAGACAAGTCCCTGAAGGCACTTCGTGAGGCCCTGACGAGCCTCCCGATGGACAACGGCTCTTATGATGACATCGAGAGGCTGAAATGACCCCTACTGACCAGATAGAGCGTAAACGGAAAAGTGCCGCTAGTACCAAAAAGCGAACAGAGGCTAAAATAGCTGCTGGACTCTGCGGGAGTTGCGGCAAACGCCCTTTGTTTACAAAGAGACTCTGTGAATCTTGCAACAAGAAGAATAGAGTCATCTCTGATGCAATCACAAAAGCTAGGCGTGCGAAGAACAGAGAGGCCGGTCTGTGCCACTGCGGGAACCCCCGTTTGCTTGGGAAGAGGCAGTGTCAAAAATGCTACGACCGCTCCATGTCACAGTTGGAAAAGGTGACGACAGAGCGTGATGACAAAGGACTGTGCAGGCGTTGCGGCAAAAACCCTAAACGCGACCCTGGCTCACCAAAGTCATTATGCCAAATCTGCTGCCTAGCGGCTATCTGCAAACAAACCCTGGGAAACAGAGGTAGGTGGAGGGAGCTTCATGACCTGCTCCTTAGCCAAGGTAGCATCTGTCCCTACACTGGCATCAAGTTGGTGATCGGTTGCAACGCATCCATTGACCACAAAGTGCCTACCAGCCGTGGGGGAGATCATAGCCTTGCGAATCTGCAATGGGTTCACAAGTGGGCAAATACGGCAAAAGCAGGGTTGTCTGAGGATGAGTTTGCGGAATTCATTTTTACGACAGCCTCAGTGATGGCAAACAAAAGGAAGCTGTGAAAAGCACCGAAAAAACCTTACAGGCACTCAAGGAAGCCCTTGCTAAGTGTCCATCAGATCATGCACTGTCCGAGGCCAGAAACTTCATTCGGCTGGCCGTGGACCGTATTGAGAACGTCGAGAAGAAGCGTCATAGGCGGGAAGAATCGTCCCAAACCCTAGGCTCTGTGCCCACCGTCGTTGGCGGGCATGGGCCTGGCAGCCTGGATCTCATCGACCGGATGATAGCCGAGGAGCAGACGAAGCTAGGGCCTAAAAAACCACAGCAGCCCCTCGACGGTGAGCTTACAACGCTTCACGATTGAGGACCAGCGATGAGTAATGCAGTGCTTGCGGATGACCAAGGTGATTCGCAAGGGCACGGTAATGAGTCGAGCGGACCTTGTACCGTGGCTGTACGAAAGTGCAGCCACTACCAGTTTTCCTCGACCCACGTCATGTTGCCGTGGAACCTGGCGGGCGAGGTGATGGCGTGGGGCGAGGAGAACATCGAGGACGACGAGTTATTCGTTGACCCGAACGACTCGACCTTCGGACGCGAGGACGAGCCTCACGTCACCGTGCTTTACGGACTTCATTCACCGGACCCGGCGGGCGTCAGGGAGATCCTGGCTAACGCCCACTCGTTCCCCATCCGTTTGGGCAAGATCACGCGGTTCACGGACTGCCCTAAGTTCGACGTACTGAAGGTAGAGGCCGAGAGCCTTGAGCTAAGGAAGCTCCACGAACTACTCAAGACGAAGCTGCCCTGCACCTACGCCTTCCCGACCTACAAGCCGCACGTCACCATCGCCTACATCGCCAAGGGTCACTGCCGCCGCCTGGACAACTGTAAGGCGTTCTGCAACTTCAGTTTCACCGCCGAGGAGGTCGTCTTCTCGTCCTTTCAGGGCGGTCATGAGGTCATCCCTCTGAGGTGGTAGCCTGACGGGCCTCGTCCGCCAGGCGGTCGGCCCTCAAGACACTTTCGGCCATCACCGGATCACCCTCAGGCTTAGGTGCCTGGGGGTGATTCACTTTCTTGAAGAACGCTGTGATCGAGCAGCGGACATTGTCGCCGGCGTCGGCGTCCACGCGGTTGATCATGTGCCACGTCCCCGCAGGCATCAGCACCAGACGGTTCGGCTTGGGCTGGATGTACAGGCCGACGCCCCGCTCGCTCAGGTAGCCGTCCCACCAGTCGTGCGTCAGGTGGGGGCCGCTCTCCTGCGTGACGAGGTCGTACTTCTCGGGCACCTCGGCCACGAAGAGTTCGCCGCCCCACTGCGGACTCCACCTCGGGTGGGTGTAGAAGACCGCCGCCGAGGCGTAACCCATGTCGTTGTGCCAACTGATCTTGGAGTTCCTGGCATACAGGTAGGAGCGGTAAACGACCTCGTTCCAGTCCTTGCCCTCCTCGCCCAGGTGGTCCTTGTGGTGCTTGGCGATCTCGGAGATGTAGTGGGCACAGATGTCCATGCCGTTGTTCCAGGGCCTCTTACTCGCCTGCCACTCATGCCCCATCATGGGTTGGGCGTCGGTCAGGTGCCAGACCTTGTGCCAAGACCCCGAGTGCGAGGTCGCGTAGTTTTCCAACTGGACCCACTTCCACAACGCCGCGTAGGCGTTCTCGTCCATCACGTCGTCGTAGACGACCACGTTCTTGTTCGCGTAAGCGAGCTTCATTCAAGCCTCCTCAGTGGCAAACCTCGCATGTAGAAGAGGTGCCTCTCGTAACTTTCGACCGCCCAATCCAGCAGGCGTGGGGAAAGCTCGACGCCGGACCTCCACGGCTGCAACGGCTTGGGCTGCGTCCTCGTCCTGAGGAAGTCAGCCACCAGCCCAACCCCTTCCGGCCTCTCCAGATCGGCCTCCGTGACGAGCAGGCCACGGCGGCTCACCTTAGCCAGTTCGGCCAACCTCCTGAGTCTGAAGGTGTAGAGCCGGACGGCGGACTCCTCGTCGTACAGGCCCGATTCTACCAGCCTGGGCACGGCCCTTCTTGGGTCGCTGAGTACATAAATCGAGCGGCTAAACTCTACCAACCGGCGGCAGGTCAGTTGGTAGTTGAGCAGAAGCTCGACTCCATAGACCGCCCCCGCGTGCTGGACGCGGTGGGGCATCCCGACGACGGCCTGGACCTTGTCGGGATGGTCGAGGGTGCCTGGGAAGGGCACGAGGAGGAACCGATCCGAAGACAACGAATCACAGAGTTGACCGCTGGCAGAGCCAGGGTGACTGAGTATCAGGGCGAAGTTCCTGAACCACACACGCACCTCCCGAAAACTGCCGAAAGGGCAGTATCTACCCTTTGAATTAGCAAGGAAGGTGCCGTTTGCCCTTCTTGATGTTAGCGATCTTCTCCATCGGCCTGAGGTTAGACAAAGCCCAGCACTCCAGAAACTGCGGGTCTGTCATAGACGTGTAGGAGAACGATGACTGAGGTTTGATGTGGTCGATATGCCACGTCCGCCTTGGGTCGCTCGATTTTCCACCGTAGTTGTCCCAGGACATCCACGACTCCCAGAGGGACTCCAGATGAACCTTGAGATCCTGAGGTGTGTAGGGTAGATGGGCGAACGTGGCGGCTCTGTTTTTTGAAAACCCACCTCTCCTTATGGCTTTATTGACATCTCTGCCGATGTAATGCCTCAGCTTCTTGACCGGGTCTTGGAGCAGGTATCGTTTGTAGCCCGGTTTGCCAGACAAACCGTGGACGAATCCGCCTTGTTTGCAACCGCACGATTTCGACCTGTGACTCTTGAGGCTGCACGCGGCGATGCTCTTGGTCCTCCCGCATCGGCACTCGCAATTCCAGTAGACCTGACCGCCCTTGATGCAGTCGAACGACTTGACGGTCAGCAGGTCATACTCGTTGTCAACCAGGCTTTCGATCCTGTCATGGACTGCCTCTTTTTGAAGACAACCGCAAGAACGAGTTGGCTTGACCTTGTTGGTCAGCTTGGCTCCGCGAACGACCGCCTCGTTGCCACACGCACAACTGCATAGCCAGAGGTGCTGCTTCTGCTTGGGATGATCGGGGGCCGCTGCCCCGGCGTAAGCCAGCACGAACAGTCGGTCGAATTGCCTGCCGGTCAAATTCACAAAAGCCTTGCTCTTGGGCATTTCCATTATTGCCCTCCTATCTAGGGTGACGCCGTACAGAGGTGATTATAGTGGCTTGGTATGACCTTTTCCGTTTGTGGAGTTACGCATTCACGAAGAACCCGCTGGAGAAGCGGAGTGACACGCGGGACATGCCGTCTTCGGGCATCCCTCACCCCGACGTGCCCATCGACGTTAGGAACCAAGAGGGCGGCGTAGGGGCTGGCGGTACATGGACGGTGCGGCTGTCGTCCAACGAGATGGTGGACCTGACCACCACCCAGACCCGGATCGCCCGATACAAGGAGTATGACCGGCTAAGGAACGTGGCCGAGATCGAACACGCGATGACGGTCTTCGCGGACGAGACGTGCCTGGCCGGCTGGACCAAAATAGCCACCGTCTTCCACGGCTTTGTGAGCATCGAGTCTCTGGCGAAACACCACGCGGGCGAGAAGTTCGCCGTCTACTGCTGGGACGACGAGAAGGGCGACTACACCATCGGCTGGGCGTCCGAACCTCGTAAGACCAAGACGGCCAAGACCATCCGCATCCGCCTGGATGATGGGCACGAACTCGTCTGCACCCACGACCACCGGATCATGATGAAGGACGGTAGCTGGACGGTGGCCGGCTACCTTGAGGTTGGCGACGAGTTGAAGGCGTTCTACCGCCTCCCCGCCGACCAGAACCTGACCAAGCTCGGCAAGAACCAATTCCCCAGGGTCTACACCAACCACAAGGGCTGGATTCACGAACGGCAGTTGATTGACGAGTGGCGTCTAGGCAGGAGACTGCCTCAGTACGAGCGGTTGAACCGGGCCACCCGACTTCTGGCGGCGGGGGCGACGTGCCGCGAGACGGCGAAGCTGATGGGTCACGACTGGCACACTGTGGAGAACACGCTGCACAAGGAGGGCTTCAGCACCAAGGAGATCAAGTCCCTCGCTAAGAATCCCGACTGCCGCAGGATTATCGGCATCGAGGCCGGTCCCGAGATCGACGTGTACGACCTGACCGTCGATAAACACCACAACTTCTGCACCGACGCCCTGGTGGTCCACAACTGCCAGAAAGGCGAGGACGACAACGTCTTCAAGATCACCTGCAAGACTAAGGAGGTGGTCGATGAGCTAGAGTTCCTGTTCTTCCACAGGAACATGCTCAACATGAACAGGCGGATGTGGAACATCGTCAAGAACCTGTTCATCAAGGGCGATCACTTCTTTGAGCTTGTCATCAACCCGGACAACCCTAAGGAAGGCATCTACAAGGCGGTATCGCTCCCGCCTGAGACGATGTACCGCATCGAGACGACGAAGCAGCGGGTTGTCGAGTTCCAGCAGTCCAACGAAGGCCCCGACTTCCACGCCATCGAGCGGTCGCCGGTCACGGACGCCACCGAGGAGGAACTCAAGCAGAGCAATGCACTTAGGTTCGCCCCGGAGGAGATCGTTCACCTGAGGATCGGTGACGACCGCAGGACGTTCTTCCCCTACGGCGTGTCCCTCATCGAGGCGGCTAGGGCACCGGCCCATCAGCTTAGGATGATGGAAGACGCTATGGTTGTCTACAGGCTGACCAGGGCACCTGAGCGTAGGGTCTTCTATATCGACGTGGGCGGTCTGCCTAGCCACAAGGCTGAGGCGTTCATCGACCGCATGAAGGACCAGTTCCGCAAGAAGAAGATCGCGGCCCAGCGTCAGTTCGGTCAGAACGCCAGCCAGGTCGAGGAGCGTTGGCACGCCCCGGCCCAGGACGAAGACTACTGGCTGCCGATCAGGCCGAACTCCAACACCAAGATCGACACCCTCCCAGGTGCCCAGAACCTTGGCGAGATTGATGACACGGTCTACTTCCGCAACAAGCTCTTCGTGGCCCTCAACTACCCGAGGAACGCTTTCAGCAACGAAGACCCTCAGGCCACCCGTATCACGCTGAGTGCCCAGGACGTTAAGTTCGCCCGCTTCATCGAGAGGCTCCAGTCGAATGTCGAGGACGGTCTGTGGGAGATCGCTGACAGGCACCTGACGTTGAGGGGCTTCCCGACCGAGTCCTATGACGACCTGAAGATCACCATGACGCCGCCCTCCGACTGGAAGGAGATGACGAAGGCCGAGGTGATCGGCAATCGGATCAACTACGCCAACTCGCTGAAGCAGGCCCAGTTGATGAGCGACTTCGACGTACTCACCAAGTGGATGAAGTACGACGAAGAGGAGGCGAAGCAGATCATCGCCAGGACCAAGATCCAGAAGCTGGAAGACCTCAAGCTCCAGATCATCGCCCAGAACCCAGGCATCATCGGCGTCGGGACGCCGGGCCAGGGCGAGCAGGAGATCGGGGCACAGCCGGGCGGGCCGAGTCCTATGCTCGGGCCGGGCGGACCTCCGATGGGTGGCCCGCCTATGGGCGGACCTCCAGGCATGGGTGGCCCGCCGGGGTTGCCGCCGGCACCGCCGCCGCCTGACGGAGGGATGGGCGGTCCTCCGGGCATGGGTGGCCCGCCGCCGGCCCCTCAGCCTCAGGGTTCTCAGGCCAAGCCTCTGCCGGAACCCACTGAGGAGGATATCTACCTCTACGACCTTGCCCTGCAAGACTACGACGCAGAGCAGGATGTCGAGGACATCGATTACAGCGAGGTGTGGTAATGTCTGACAAACTCGTAAGTGATTACGACGTGCTGACGAGGTTCCTGAAGTACTCCGAGGAGGAGGCTAAGGAAATCCTGGCTAAGGTCAGCGAGGCCAGGGTCGCGGACCTCAAAAAGAAGGCTGAGAAGTCACCGGAGAAGAAGAAGTGAGACAGATGCCGCCGCCGAGTACGGTGATGCAGCACGCCATGCACAACCGCCGAGACATCAACGGCAGTTTGGAGGTGGGGTGCGTGCATTGTTTGAGGAGGTACAAGCCGGAAGAGATCAAGGAGTGGACCGATCAGACCAAGCAGGTTCCCGAGGGCGACACAGCCGTCTGCCCGCACTGCAAGGTGGACGCAGTGCTGCCTGGGTGTGTGGTGCCCTACATGGACGAGGGATACCTAAGCAAGGCCCACGACTACTGGTTCAAGAAGCCGTCCCAGCCCCTCCCTGGTCAGCGGCGTTCGGTGCGATCTGGTCTAGGTCGGGCTTGAACGACCGCTTGTTGGGCATGTGTCTGGACGCCCTGCCGCCGTTCCTCTCGGCCTGGCGGTAGGCTCTCAAGTCCTCTTTGAGGCGGTCGTCCCTGTCGGACAGGTTCTCAAGGAGGCTCACGAAGTCCTCCTTGTGGGAGCGAATGACGTGGTTAGCAAGCCTGAGCAGGATGTCCTCGGGGTTGTCGGACCCGAGGTCGCCTAGTCCGGGTTCGTCTTCCTGTTCTTTCAGGTACTGGCGGAAGGTTCGCATGGTGTTCCTTGCCCGATTATCGGGCTGTTTGATAAGGACGCCGAGGGAAATCGACGCCAACTGCATAGCTATCATAGGGGTCAGTCCAATGGAATTGGCTTCCTGAGGCCGGCACATGCTCGGGAGCCTTCCTGAAACAACTTGAGCCGTGCCGGGAGTTGGCACATTAGGAGAGAAAATGAAGAGACGACTCATTGACTTCGACGTGTACCGTAAGATCCACGACGAGTCGCTGTCCTCTGCCGAAAACGAACTGATGGAGGCGGAAGATGTGCTGGCTAAGGCTCTCGGTTTTGAGGGACTTACCCTGCACTGCTTCTCCGAGTCAGACGTGACCTTCCAGACGCCCGATCAGACCTACGTCCACGCGAACTACGACCTCGACGGCAAGTACTTGACGCTTGAAAACGTCGAGGAGTTGGTGATCGATGACGAGTCGCAGCGTCAGGAGTCGAGGAAGCACCTGAAGACGGTGCTTGAGGAGTTGCTGGCGAACAACACTCACAAGGCGACCGAAGGCTTCATGGCCTACATGAAGCTCCCCTCGGTGAGGCGGAACCTGCTTGAGGGTGCCGTCGAGTTCAACATCGAGAAGACGAACAAGAGCAAGAAGAAGCGTGGCCCGCAAGACCCAGCGTGGGTCCGCAAGAGGGTCGAGTCCAAGAAGAAGAACCAGGCCCGCGTCCCGACTTCGGAGAAGAAGAAGGCCGCTGAGGCTCGCAAGAGGCTGAAGAGGCAGCACGGCGGCTCTACCGTCCGCGTCCACGCCCGCTTCAAGCCCCAGACCGAGGCTCGCCACGTCCTTCGCGGTGGGGCCAAGAAGATGACCGAGTGGGCCAGGCTGGTGGAGAACGTCGCCGGCTACCTCGACTATCAGGAGTTCGGCCCGGTGCTTCAGGAGTCCGCTGTGAAGCAGGACGAGCGTGGCAACGTGGTAGCCCTGAGGGTTCCGACCGAGAAGCTCCGCAACGAGAACAAGATCCTCCAGTTCAACTGGAAGACGCTGAACCATGAGTTGACCATTCTTCGCGGCAAGATGAAGAAGGTCAACGAGGACGCCGCCTTCTGCCGGGCCATGTCGGACCTGAGGAAGTGCAACGCCCTGAACGACGCCGACAACCTCCAGAACGTGCTTGAGGCCGTGGTCACCCGTTGGCCGGACCTCCTGTACCTGTCTCAGACGGAGCTTGCCGACCAGATCCAGTTGGCCCTTGAGGCGGCTGGCGAGCGGAACTACGACGACCAGACCTGCGACTTCATGGCTGAGGGCATCCTGAGGACTGCCACTCTGGCCTACGGCAACAAGGTCGCCAAGGTGTGCCGCCTGGCCGGTCGCCAGGTGGACACGGCTGCCCCTCAGGACGAGCTTTACGAGGCTCTCCAGCAGGTGGCTCACCGCTTTTACCCGACGCTCGACGGCAACTCGCTGCTTGAGATGCAGGTCTTCGCTGACCTCTACAACGCCCTGGTGGACGTTCACAAGCAGGCTTCCAGCGAGGGCAACGAGGCTGTCCGCCTTGAGTGTCACAAGCACCTGAAGGATCTCTCTGCGGTCCTGAAGCAGGAAGCTGACCCGACCATCGGCACGATTGAGGAGGCTGCGTCCTTCCTGTCAAGCCTGGTCGAGACGAACCTGGGCGACTCGGAGTGGAACGTCTCCAACTCCGCACACAGCACCGTCAACGGCGACCACCCGGCGATGGCTGAGAAGGCTAGGAAGGGCTACAGCCCGGCCTCTGACTTCAGCCCCGACTGGGGTGATGTTGCCCCGGTGTCGGACGGCAAGAGCTACCGTGGTGGCCTGGCCGACGAGATGAGGAACAACGCCTGGGGCAACTGGTCGTCTGAGGACACCTGGCCTGGGTTGTCGAACCCCTACGTTCCTAAGCCCTTTGGCGACTACAAGATGAAGGGCGAGAAGAACGCCACCGAGGACGGTGACAGCGACTGGAGCCGTTGGCAGTCCAACGACACCTGGCCGAACCTGAAGAACCCGTACTGGCCGGACGAGAAGATGAAGCCGGACCAGTACAAGATGAAGTCCGATAACCTCGTCATCGACAAGTAAGGGAGAGTCATGTCACACAACAGCGAGCGTATGCTCCTAATCGATTGCTGTGACGACTCGGGCTTCTGCCTGGACCTGAAGGAGTCCAACATCGAAAAGGGACTCCTTCGGTTCAGGGGCAAGTTTCAGGAAGCTGAGGCCGTCAACAAGAACAAGCGGATGTACCCTCATGCGGTACTCGATGAGAACGTCCAGCGGCTCATGGATGTTGTGAAGTCGCGTGGACTCGTAGGTGAACTTGATCACCCCACGGACTCCATCATCCACTTCAAGGAAGCTAGCCACGTCATCACGAAGCTGTGGTGGGATGGCAACATCCTTATGGGTGAGGGGGAAGTCCTGAACACCCCGCACGGCAAGGTGCTGAAGGCTTTGATCAATGACGGTGTTCGCGTGGGCATTAGCTCTCGCGGTGTCGGCAACTTCAAGGTCGATGAGAACGGCATCCTCGTCATCGGTGAGAGCTACAGGCTAATCACTTTTGATGCGGTGGCTGATCCGTCTTGTTACGAGGCTTTCCAAGAGAAGGTCGTAGGAAAGCGTGAGTCCTACATGCCACAAGCCGGGAATCTTCATCATTCTCGGTCAAAAAACGAAGGTAGCGGCATACCTAAGTTGACCAAAGAGGCCGTAATCGCCGCGTTGGGTGGCATCATCCATACTCAGACCCAGAAGATCAAAGCGAGGATTGGCTAATGAACAAGATTCTTGAAGCACTGAGTGGTCTGCTGCCCAAGGACCAACTCACCGAGGTGAACGCGGCAGTCGAGTCGTACCTGGCCGAGGCCGAGAAGAACATCGAGGCACAGGCGAATGCGAAGCTGGAAGAGGCTTATGCCGAGCTTTCGGCTGAACTCGCTCAGGCTGAGAAGGTGGCCGAGCAAGGCTACATGGAAGCCTACCAGATGATCTGCGACCTCCGCAACCGCATCGAGACGATGAAGGAGGAGTTTGAGGCAACCCTTGAGGAGGAGTACGAGTCTGCGTACCAGTTGATCCTCAACGAGCGTGCCAAGAACAGCAACATCGAAGTGGAGATGTACGACGAGTACGACTCCAAGTTCAGCGACATGAAGGAGTTCGTCGTTGACAAGCTCGATGAGTTCCTCCAGTTCAAGGGTGCGGAAATCTACGAGCAGGCTAAGAGGGACGTGCTGAACGATCCTCGCTACGCCGAACACAAGGTTGCTCTGGACAAGATCGTTGAGATCGCCAGCGGCTACCTGTCCCAGGAGGAGATGGCCTTCGCCACTTCGTCCAAGCTGGAGGAGGCTTCCAAGAAGATCGACCAGCTTGAGGCCACGGTGAAGATGATGGAAGCTCGGAACATCAAGCTGTCCAAGGACAACACCAAGCTCAACGAGCAGGTCCGTCACGCTGCGGAACTCATCACTGAGGCCCGCACGACGGACAGAACTGAAAGAGTGCGAAACAGCAAGCGAGTGTCGGGGAGAGGCCACGGTGCCTTGGACGAGGATACGAAGATTCTCTCCGAGTACCACAACACAGAGCGTCGTCGCCGTGATGACGACGACGAGGACAACCTGATGGAAGGCGTCGATCTCGACATGAGGACGCTGCGAGTTCTGTCAGGTGTCGATAAGACCTCGCGGTAACGCGAAGTCTCCAACGCAAGAACACAAGACCCTAAGTGAGGTTAGATGAACGCGAACGCTAAGTTCCTGAACGAGGCCCGCGAGCTTGAGGGGAAGTGGAAGCGTACTGGGTTGCTCGACGGCATTTCCGACCGTTACACCCGCTCCGCTACCGCCGTTCTCCTTGAGAACCAAAGGCTCTTCAACGAGGTCAGCACGGACACCGGCGATATCGCCCAGTTCAAGAGGATCTCGATTCCCCTGGTCCGCAGGATCTATCCGCAGCTTATTGCGAATAAGATCGTCTCGGTCCAGCCGCTCCTAGGCCCGACCGGCCTGGTGTACTACCTGAGGTTCAGGTACTCGTCGGACAAGGGTGCGACGAGGGGTGCGTCGAACAACGGCGGCTACCCGGCTGACGATGTCAACACGCTGATGCAGCGTGCTGACGGCACGGCCAACTTGGACATCTGGTACTCCAGCCAGTTCGTGTCCAACGAGACGACCAACACCAACCCCGGCTCGACCACCACGTCGGCGTTCGCCCCCCTGGAGCATACCCCGGTCCTGGGCGGCACCGTCACCGGCACCGTGTACGTCGGCTCCACCGCCATCCAGACCTTCACGGTCAACCAGGCCGGCACCTTCGCGTTCAGCGACCTCGTCACTGGTCTGTCGGCTAAGGCCGTCGCCAGCGGCAGCAGCCTGAACCTGACGACGGGCGAACTGACCCTGAAGTGGAACTCGGCTCCTTCGGACACGAACTACGCGGTCCTGAGCTACGAGTACAACATGGAATGCAACCAAGACATTCCTGAGATCAACCTCGTCGTGGAGAGCGAGGAGATCGCGGCCAAGACCCGCAAGCTCAAGGCTGTGTGGTCCTACGAGGCCCAGCAGGATCTGAGGGCACAGCAGAACCTCGACGCCGAGGCTGAACTGACCCAGGTTCTGGCTCAGGAAATCAACCTTGAGATCGACCGTGAGGTTCTGACTGACCTCCGCAACAACGCCGGCACCATTGCCGCCTGGGATTACAACACGGCCCTGGGCGAGACGGTGAAGGAGAAGTACGAGTCGCTCTACATCAAGGTCGTGGAGCTTTCCAACGTCGTTCACCGTAAGACCCTTAGGGGCGGGTGCAACTGGATCGTGACCAGCCCTGAGGTCGCGGCCATCTTTGAGACGGCCACCGCCGGCTTCGCCCCGGCACCTTCCGAGACGTTCACGTCGTCGCTGGGCATCCAGTACGTCGGCACCGTCTCCAACAGGTGGCGGCTGTACAAAGACCCGCTCTTCCCGAACAACCAGCTTCTGCTCGGGTACAAGGGGGACAGCTACATGGATAGCGGATATTTCTACTGTCCTTATGTCCCATTGACCCAGACGCCGGTCGTTCTGGACCCCGAGTCGTTCTGCCCCCGCAAGGGCATCCTGACTCGGTACGGCAAGAAGTTGCTCCGCGAGGGTGCAAAGTTCTACGCCCGCATGACTATCGCCAACTTCATCATCTGATTAATGTTGCGTCGATTCGATTCGACATAAGTCAGCGTGACATACAGGTGTCAATCGACGTAAGTTTGGTTGACACCTGTGTGGCAAAAAGCTCCTCCGAGAGGTTGACAAGCGAGTGTCAATGAGATACAAAATCAGTCGGTTACTCCGTGACGAGTTCCGACCGAGAACACGGACTCGATGTCCGAACCGATCCTAAGCCCGCCACCTTAGGAACCTAAACACCCCAGGATGAGAGTCCTGGGGTGTTTCTGTTTGCGGGGAGATACATACAGCATGTTGACGTTCATGCAGTGGGTGGAAGCTGTCGGCCTTAGGTGGCCTCAGGATTGCTCAGGGAAGGTTATCCTTAGGAAGTGTGCGACTGGCAACTGCTATGTCGAGCCTGGCGGTGGCGATCACGAAAAGGTGAGAAGCAGCCTCACCGGCATGACCGTAACAATGGTCCCTAGGCACAACAAGCTGAATCCCAACACCTGCCGGAAGATCATCAAGGACGTTGAGAGGAACTGTTAGGCCCCGTACTTTCTACGACGCCTCTCGGCCCTCTGGGCGGCGATTTCCTCGGGGCTGGGAAGATCCCTCACAGGGGACACGCCGTAGTCGTCCGGCACGCTGGAGGTGTCACCGATCCTCCTGTCGAACTGGCCCTTGTTGATCGGGGGCATCTTCTCGTCCGTGCCCGGCTGGGCACCCGCCATGTAGTCAGACCTCATCATGTCGGCCAACTTCTGGCCCTTCTCGTTGATCAGCGGCTGAGATACGATCTCCCTGGCGATGGCCGCGATCTCCTCGTCGCCGGCCATCGGGTACATCTTGCTGAACGCCTTCACGTCGAACCTGCCGCCCGAGTACTGTTCGGCCCACTCCTGCATTTTGGCTTTGTAGTTGTCCTTGTTCCAGTCGGATGGGATCTGCCTGGTGGTGCTGACGACGTACAGCATGTTGCCGAAGAGGTTCCTGAGCCTCGGGGCGTTCTTCTTCACCTCGATGTGTACCTGCCAGACCAAGTCCTCGTTCAGTGGCCTGCCGCCCAGCAGGCCACGGATCTGGTTGTTCACTAGGGCCACCACCGGGTCCGTCCAGACCAGAATGCCGTAGGTGTCGTAGCCGTACTGCCTGAGTGCGTTGACACGCCAGTCCAGGGCGTCGGAGGCACCAGTGGCCTCTACGAGGATCGGGATGCCGGTGCGTGGGTAGATGCCACCGCTGAACTGGTCGCCCTTCATCTGGGCGTACTTGGCACTCTGCTCCTCGCTGTCGCCCTGACGCTTCAGGGTGAAGCCCTGGTCGTAGGGCAGGATGATTTGGTCCTTCTTCTTGATGCGTCCCTGACCAGAGCGGAAGTCATTGAGGCCGATAGCCCTCAGGATGGCCTTGGACTGCGTCGGGTACTTCGTCACGTCCAGTTCATCGGCAACCCCACGGTTGGCCCCAGGGCCGTAGCTGTAGCCCCTGAAAGGCTTCCAGCCGTCCGAGGCGGGCCTCGACTGGTAGTAGCGTCCGGCGGACTTGTCCTTCTGGGCGTCGTCCAGGGGCGTCATTTCGTACTTCGTCTTGGAACCGCTCGCCGTGCCGCGATACCAGCGATGGGGCAACTCCTCCATCGTCCAGTTGGGCAGGCCCAGGGTGGAACTCGTCTTGGCCTTCTCGGGGGTGTCACCCGGCGTCTGCCCGCCATCAGGCCCCCGCATGCCGCCCATGAAAAGCTCAAAAAGGTCGTCGCTCTGGAGTACCTTGAACCCCATGCCCCTGAACAGGCCAGCCGTCTTGCTCTTGCCGGCGGCACCGCCGCCTAAGGCGAACACGCACTTGAACTGGGACTTGTCCCAGACGCCTTCGCTGAACAGGATGTGGTCACGCTCGGTGAAGTACTCGCGGAAAGATTTCATGCAGGTATGTAGAGACGCCCAGGGAGGCTTGGTGATCTCCCTGGGCGTCTTTTGGATGAGAGCCGGCTGTTACTTGCTGCTCTTGGTCTGCTGGGCGGACGGCTGGTTGACGAACGCCTGCTGGAGGGCGTCGGCCACCTGGCGACCGGAGGCGGACTGGAGGGCCTGGGTGGCGACGTGGCGGGCGTCGTCGCGGGCCTTGTCCAGTTGGGCGGTGAGGTCGCGGATCTGGTCGTGGAGGCTGGCGATGGTCTTCTCCATGCCGGCAACCCTCATCTCCGCGAGCTTGTTGTTCGCGGCCACGTCCTTCTCCAGCAACTGCTTCTCATGCTCATGCTGCCGCTTGAGCGTGTTGGTGACGATGCCGACCTCGCGGCCCACCTCGGCCTTCAGCCTGGCGTCGAACTCGCTGACCTGCTTGCGGAGGTCGGCCAGTTCCGTCTCGCGGGTCTTCAGGTTGGCCTCACGCTCGGTCCAGTTCTTGGTCAGCATGTCCTGGCGGACGGCCTCAGCCCTCTTCCGCTCGGCCACCTCTGCCTCAAACTCGTCCTTCATCTTCTTGCGGGCGAGTTGGGTGTCGTACTCGTACTGCTCCTGCTCCCGCTCCAGTTCCCTCTGCCGCTCCTCGGCCTCGTCAGCCCACTGGGCCTCACGCTCGACACGCTGCTGTGCCCAGTACTTGGCCTCCTCGTCCTTCTGGGCCTTCATGTCATCGATGGTGACCGCGAGGTCTTCGATGCCGTGAAGCTCCTTCAGACGCTGCTCCTTCAGCTTGATCGCGGTGTCGATGGTTTCCAGCTTCTGGATCTGGCCGCTCAGATTGGCGGACAGGTCGGCCAGGGCCGACTGGACGGTGACTTGGAGGCTGCCCACTTCTGCGACCGCCTTGCTGAGGTCGATGTCCCTGACGGAGTCGAGGACGGCGGCGGCTTCGGTGGCTTCGATCTTGCGGTTCTTCGTACCCTTTGCGGCCATGATTCGGTCCCTTTCACGTTGTGCTTGTTGATTGTTGTTGGACACTCTGAGATCGACCACTGCCCCTGGGTTTTTCAGCCGGTTCCGCTAACTAAGTCATGATCGAGTTGCGGTTCAAGCAGTGGTTGTGCGAGCAAGACGACAAGTGCCTCGGTGAATCACCTTGGTCATTCACCAGCACAGAGTCCATCTACATCCCTCCCGGCGGGAAGAAGATCCCCAGGGACAAGATGCCTCAGATCGCCTCCACGGACGTTCCCGAGTTCCTCCGCTGGCTGGAGGGCAAGGGGGTGAAGTCGAGCAAGGAGAAGGTCCGGGTCGATTCCCTCAAGCCCTCTCAGGGTGAGATCAACATCGACAAAGTCCGCTCGCTGATCGGGAAGAAGGAGGCAGACAAGCCGTCCATCGTGTCCGACGACGACTATATCTTAGACGGCCACCACAGGTGGCTGGCGTTTCTTCAGGAAGACCCGACCACGCTGATGGACTGCTACCGCATCCAGACAGGCATCGACAACCTGATCAGGCTGGGACGGGATTTCCCGAAGAGCTTCAAGCGGGACATCGACTAGATGGCCTTGAGGCCACGGTCGGTCTGCTTGTGGTAGAAATCCATGATCCGCTTCAGAGGGTTGAAATAGTCGGCCTGGTACGCCTTGAACTCGGGCACCTTGTCCTCAAGCTGCTTACAGAGGGTCATCAGTTCGGACTCGCTGAGGTGCTTCAACTCCTCCTGTAGCTCCTGGGCCTGGACCCTCTGCCTCTCCGCGAAGTCTCTCTTGAACTCCTCCTTGTTCTCCTCGCACCACTTGCGAAACCGCTCCTGCTCCTCGGCGGTCACCTGCCGGGGGGTGAAGCCCCCGGCGACCCTCTTGGACTTCATCCCCGGCGGCAGACCCATCTTCCTGTCCTCCATCGTCGTCTCCTCAGTTTCCGTGTTCGGTTTCGATCCACCTGACTGTGCCCGACTCCGAGCGACAATACATGCTATGGGTCACCGGCCCATGCCAGGTCCACCGCACGCCTCTCAGGAGGCTGCCGGTGGTGATCCCGGTGGCGGCGAAGGCACAGGGGCCTTTCACCAGGCCCTCCTCACTCATCACCTCTCCGTGCAGAGTTCCGTCCCTCCAGACCTGGGCCAAGAACTTGCCGCCCAGGCACTTGACGGCGGCTGCGGTGATAACGGCTTCTGGTGCCCCGCCGACGCCGAAGAGGACATCCACCCCGGAGTCGTCCCGGCAGGTGGCGATGGCCCCCGAAACGTCGCAGTCCTGAATGAGCTTCAGGCGTGCCCCCACAGAGCGGATCTGCTTGATGTACTCCTCATGCCTGGGCCTGTTCAGCATGCAGACCGTCAGTTTGTCCACCGGCTTCTCCAAGGCCCTGGCGACCTGCTGGAGGTTCTTGGTGATGGGTGCATGCAGGTCTAGGTAGGCACCAGCGGCGACCCTGGGGCCTACCGCCAGTTTGAGCATGTAGTACTCCTCGGTGTCGTGCATACAGTCCTTGCCGGCCACCGCCAGAACACTCATGGCCTCAGGCCCCGAGTTGACAGTGGGGGTTGTCCCGTCAATGGGGTCTACGGCGAGATCGTAGGGGGTCGCGTCCCTCATCCCCTCTTGAATCATCTCCCTGGAGAGCGAGGGGCATCCTACTTTATCGCCCTTGAACAGCCCGTAACTGCCATCCTTCTTGCCCTCCCCGATAGCGACCTTGCCCATGAAGTTGAGCCGGTTGAATCGGTCCCTCATGGCCTCAGTGGCATCCCTGTCGGCGGACAGCTTGTCGCCAGAGCCTACCCAGGCGGACGCGGCGATGGCCGCTGCCTCGGTGACCCTCACGAAGTCCATGCTGATGTGCTTCAGCGACGGCTTCTTTTTCAGGCGTTCGTCGTGCTGCATGTCACTCCTCCGACTCGTCATGATCGTCCTGCCCCTCTGGCTCGTCCTTGCTGTTGAAGAACTTCTTCACGTCCTCACGCCAGAGTCCGTGCCTCTTGACGATGCAGGTGAACTCCTCAAGGTCGTGGGGTACGATGAACAGCTTGGCCTCGCCCTCGTCGTCCAGCTTGACGCCGGCGTGACAGAGTTCGTGGTCAACCAGGGCTACCCTCTGCTTGTAGCTTAGGTCTTCCCAGATCGGCTTGGTGATGGTCAGGACGAAGAAGTCGTCCGTCTCGCCGTGGTTCTGGGAGTTCTTGTCGGCGGCGAGGTAGGCCGGGAGGGCGGATATCTTCCGCATGGTCCCCCAGACCTGCTTGGAGCCTCTCTTGCCTACGGTGTCGGTGAAGACGTACTCGATGCGAGCGTCTACGAGATGGGAGTGGTGCAAGGGGATAAGCTCTTCAGCGATCTCCTTGACCTCCGGTGCGGGTGTGAACTTTGCCATGCCTCAATAGAGTGTGGCTCAGTGGCGAGATTTGACCTGAGTCTCGCCGGCCAAGTCCTGGGGCCTTAGCTGAGGGTACTTCTGGAGGATCTGGCTGACGTTCCGCTGCACCCAGTTCATGAAGCGGCCCTCGGCACCGTAGGCGTTCGGCTCGCCGGCCTGGCCCGCCTTGGCGAAGTCGCTCTTGTGGGTGGCTTCGTGGACGATGGTGCTGGCGATCTGGATGACCGCCTCAAACTCGCTCCTGCTCTCCCTGAGGATGCGGCGGACGTTCACGCGGATCGTGTAGGTGTCCTGAATCTGCTCATCCCTGAGTTGGGGGTAGTACTGCTGGAGCGTCTTGCGGGGGATGTTCTGGAGGTTGTTCTTGGTGACCTTGCCGTAGTACAGCAGGTTCTTCTCCACGTCGGGGGGTAGCTGCCTCTGCGTCTCGCCCGAGTTGAAGACGCCGTACACCCCGGTGCTGAGGTTGGCGATGGTGCTGATGGTGTCCAGCAGGCGGGGGTCGTACCAGCGTACCAGTTCCACGCTGATCTTCGACTTGTCGTAGACCGCGTCGATCTCATGTTCGTCAATCGCCTTGGCCGGGTAGTTCAGGGCCTCGGTGAACTCTCTCCACGTCTTCATGGTGCCCTCTTGTGAGAACCTGACTTCCCATCACCGCGACCGGATCTGCCACCCATCTGGCCGGATAGCCACCCATAAGCATCTTTTCATGTGTACTTCCGTTCAGAAAGAAGTCACCTCTGGGGGTCGGCATGTTACTTGCATGTAACCGGGTCGATGGGTAAAATGGGGGTGCGGCGGAATCACTTCTTCCGCATCTTCTTCCGCATCTGCTTGGCCCCTGGAGGGGGTCCGGCGGGTGCCCCGCCTCCACCAGTCCCGCCGTTGTTCGCCGGGCTGTCTGAGTAGTCGTGCAAGAACGGCGAGGTGGCGGGCTTACGAGCCAGCGGCTTGGGGGGGAATGCCCCGAAGAGGCCACTGTCCTCGTCCATCGCCAGGAGGAAGTCCTTGAAGGTCCGCATGCCCTATCTAGGGCGTGGAAATCCGAAAGTAACTTGACCGGGAGGCCGGATCATGGTGAAATAACGGGTGACGGCAGGATGAGTTGGACAGCCGCGAGCCGACCTGCCCCGGCCACGGCAGTCACCTGGGAGGAAACATAACGAACATTCTGGAGATGAAGTGAACATGCAAGCAGTAATGGAAAGAGACGAAGGGGTCCAGGCCGGCGACCCCCTCGACCTGCTGGAAGAGGCGAGGCGGCGTTGCCTGGACGAGATCGAGTTCCACGAACAGGAGAAGGAGCGGCACGCCACGCGGATCTCCGAGTTGAGGCGTGCTTTCGGGAACATGGGCGGGGGTGCTATCACTGTCCGCCGTAAGAGCCGGCGGCACCGAAGAGCCAAGGTGGCTGCTGCGAGTGTCAAGGGGCGGTTCGATGCCAACGACGGGCAGACCGTTTCCGTGGGCCGCATGATCGTGGACTTCTTGCGGTCCCGGCCCAACTGCCGGGCGACGAACAGCGAGATCGAAACGCACCTGAGCGAGAAGGGTCGTCCGTGCAAGCCGGGGGTCGCCCTGAGCCGCTTGCTGGAGGAGGGCTGGATCGTCAAGGTGGAACGGGGCGTCTACGAGTTGGCCCCTGGCAAAAAGAAATAACCCAGTCTAGCAGCGACGGCGAGGGCCGGCGGGGTAAAACCCGCCGGCCCTCGCTACTTATAATCGCGTATGAAAGACCCACTGCTGCCGGACGCCGATCCTGGGCCTGGAATCGATGTCCGAAAACTGGACGCACCTGTTCGACTCTGCGTCACCACGAAAAACAGCCGCTACGACATCCGCCTGACCGACTCGGACGGCTGGGGCGAGATCCAGGGTGGCGAGTACATGCCGCAACCCACGCGGGCCAGGGTAACCGGCTGTACATGGGGAGGGACGGCGATTCGCTGCGGCTGGATCGCTCCGGGGATGCACTTGGAGATTTTCGTCCCCAGCCTGAACACGTCGCTGACCACCACCCGCGTCAGGAACGCCAAGATCATGGGCGAGGGGTGGGAGTACGATCTCCAGTGGGATCAACAACGCGGCGGTCGATCCGGTGGAGCATGAAGGGAGGCACTCGGTGAGCTATCGTCCTGAATAGCTCCTGGGTGCCCTTGTGGGTCAGACGGACTCTTGGCTTGCCCCTCTCGCGGAACACCTGGGCCTCGATGCCGACCTCGTTGAAGTACTGGACCGCCGCCTCGGTCCCCTCCAGCCCGTACATGAAGGTGTTGATCACCGCCCGGCCACGCAGCAACTTCCCCCGGTCGCAGTACCAGACAGCCATCCCGATGTCCTTCAGCGGGTCCAGCGTATCCACGGTCAGCTTCCGCTTGCCCTCGTCGTCGTACATCAGACCTCTCATCTCCGAGAAGATCGGATAACAGCTTGAGTGCCAGCGGAGGGTGTGCTTCTCCACCCTGAAGGGGCACTGGGACGAGGCCAGGTCGTCCAGGCTCTCGGCCTTGTACTTCAGCCACGTCGGGTCTTTGCTACGCATGGCGAGGTAGCAGTTGCGTCCGCGTCGTGGCCTGACGATACTCGACCCGCCTAAGACTGTCCCTAGGATGATCTGTCGCTGCCACTCCGTGACGGTTGGGTTCTTGAGGTATGTCACACTCGTATGTAGGCAAGGTGGTCAAAATTGCCCCAGCGTGCTACTTGGAAAACTGAGGGTGGGCGTAGCTACCTGTGAGTCAAGTTCCTCAGTCGTAAGGAGACAAACATGGGAGCTACTTCTGTTACGGGTGTTAGCGGCTCTGGGTCCGTAGCCGGGCGTCAAAAGGGTTCGCCCAACTGGTCGCTGGGCGTCGAGAAGTTGATCGGCCCCCGCGTGGTCGCCGCCGGCCAGGTTACCCTGGACGGCAGCACAGGTCTGTTTACCGTGGATCTGGACCTTTCTGGTTCCGCCTCGGACTACGTCGCCTTCGCCACCGACACGCACTCGACTGTCGCCGCCGTCAACGTCACCAGCCTCTCGACCACGGCTCTGGCCCTCAAGGGCACCGCTGCTCACGTCGTGAACTGGATGGTCGTCAAGGCCGGCCAGTCCTAACCGTCCTTTCTGATCGCGGGTGGTGCCTGTCGGGTGTTCCGGCAGGCCCCTCCGTTTCGACCAGTATCTCTTTGCCGACAAGATCGACACGACACAGATGTCTTTCATTCAAGGGCAGCCCCTCTTCGTGGTGTCTCCTGTGACAGATAGCACACAGGACGACGCACTTGTTGATCTCGTCCACCAAGCGTGCCTGACTCCACTGGAGCATGCCGGCAATCGACTTAACTTTGTCTTCCGGCACAAGATGATGGAAATCTAGGTCGCACGCTTTGAATGAAGTACCCCATCCGCAGCCAGGGTTCTGGCATTTGTAGTGCAGTTTGACCCTGTCTATCTGGGACAGATTGCGGCGTCTCTTGGCCTCCATAGCTGAGGCGTGCTTCTTGTAGTTGATGTCTGACTGGAGGTACGCCTTTCTCTTGGCGAGGATGGCATCCTTGTTCTTCTGGTAGTAGGACTGATGATACTGTCGGTCGTGGCGGGCCTTGTCCTCACTGCTCTTGTAGGGCATTGGCGATGATTCCTCTTTGCTCAAGCTCCTGGGCCAGCTTCATCAGGTGCTTGCACATGCCCTCCATTTGGAGAGGGTTGGCGGGTGGGCCACTTCCATTTGGGGTGTACCTGGCTGGTTTTCTGCCGTACAGGCTCCGCTCTCGGTGGTTGTAGTACGCGAAACGCCACCGGAAATCTGGACAGTCACACCTGACCAGGGCCTCTGAGTTGTCCAGGGACAACTGGTCAAACCGATGGCTACGACCATCGGCCACGACCTCCATGTCGCCACCTTCATGATAGAGTACGCCCTTGAACAAAACCAACTGGCGATATTCCCTCCCCTCGTTGACAGCCCTTCCCCTCACCAACAACGTCCTCAGTCCGAGGAACGGCGTCCACTCCAGACCCACTATCTTGACCGGATCTACCGCGTGCTGCCGTTTGCGTGTGCGTGGAAATGCCTCCACGGCACTGTCATAAAGTGAGGCTAAGGTGGCCTCACTCCAGGGTGTCTCTATTGGTCCCAT